TCAGCGTGCGGCGCGGATCAGCTTGAGGCAGTCGTCGCACCAGCGTTCGCCGGGCTTGTCGAGGCGCAGCGAGATGTTCCGCCTGTCCCACGGCAGGGTGATGCCCTCGTCGTCGCTGCACGCGATGGGCTGGAAGTCGGCGACGACCGAGCCCTTCGGCTTGTGCCAGATCAGTTCCTGCGTGACGCCACCCGGTCCGGTGACGCGTTCGGGGATAGCCAGCATGTCCTCAGTCTCCTCTCGGTGTTGCGTGACGCAGCCCCCGCGCGGGGGCGGGGGCTGGGGCAGGCGCGCGATCTCAGTCGGCGGAAAGCTGGGCGTGCAGTGTGCGGAGGTCGCCCATGGTGAGGCCGGTGCGCACACCCTGGCCGTAGATGCCGCTCGTGGCCTCGACCATGAGGCGGCTGTCCGGCTCGTCGGCGAACAGTGCCAGCACGTGCGCCAGCGCCTCCGTGGGCGTGGCGGGCGCGTCTCCGTACTGCTCGATCGTCTCGCGACGGATACGGTCCATGCTTCGCATGATGCTCAGTCTCCTGTCCACCCGGCATTTCTGTACCCCCAGAATCTCGCCGCCTCTTCCCGCCGTCAAGGGGTTGTGTCATGATTCTTGGGGGTACAGAAACAGGGAGGTGCCAGCATGGCAAAGGTCGGCCGCCCGGCCACCGGAGTGACCCGCAAGCGGGGCATTCGCGTGCCCAATGGGCTATGGGATGCAGCCGTCGAGGAGGCGCATGCCGAGGGGACGACCGTGGCCGCCTGGGTGAACGCCGATCTCCAGCGCCGCGTCAACGCCGCGCGCAGACGGCGCGAACGCGGCGACGAGGCTCCCCAGGATGTACCTCGTGACCGCCGGTGAGATCGATGCGATCCCCGACGGCTTCCCGCGCCTGATCGTCCAGTACTGACCGCGCGCACGCGAAGAAGCCCCGTCGCCCGGGAAGGGCGACGGGGTTTCTGTCACGTGTACTGCCGTCGGGCGGGATCGAGTGCCGCGGCGAGCGGGCCCGGCCGGTCCGGATCCGGGGCGGGCTCCTCGTCGGCCGCGCACGTGTAGTGGGTGGAGCCGTCCGCGTTCGGTGTGCACGTGTAGGTGACGCCGCCGTGCGTGAACGTCCACGACGAGGGCGGCGGTCCGGCGGGGCCGCGCTCGCCCTGCGGCCCCTGCTGACCCTGGGGTCCGGCCGGGCCCGGTTCGCCCCGTGGCCCGACGGGGCCGGCTTCTCCCGCGGCGCCTGGCTGGCCGTCGGCTCCGGGGCTCCCTGCGCGCCCTTCGGCGCCAGGGGTTCCGGGCGGACCTGTCGGTCCGGGGCTGCCGTCGTCGCCCGGCCGGCCCTTGTCGCCGCCCGGCCCGCGGGGTCCGCGGTCGCCGCTCTCGCCGGACGGTCCGGTCGGTCCCGGGTCGCCGGTCTCGCCGCGCTCCCCCGCCTTGCCGGGGTCACCGGCGACGGGGTCGCCGCCGAGCTGCTCGACTTGAGCGGCCAGGCGGTCCCGGTCCTCGTCGGCCTCCCGCAGATCATGGGAGAGGCCCTGGATCCACACCACCAGCAGCGCGAACGACGCGATCCCGCACAGCACCGCGACGGCGAACACGATGTCCTTGCGCCGCTGGAACTGCTCGTGCTTCACATGGTCGCTCACGCCCCCGCCCCCCGAGAGTTCAGATAGAGCTGCAGCAGGAGCAGCAGCACAGGGGCGATCAGCGCGGAGAACGCCAGCCGGCGGTCCGAGCGGCGCCTGTCGTCGGCTGCACGCCTGTCCGCATCCGCCTGCCGCGCGGCCGTCGCGCGCGCCTCCTCGATGGCCGTCACCCGCTCAACCAGCAGGCGCAGCGCTTCTTGTCCTGCCTGCTGCTCCAGTTGGTAGCGCTCCATCGAGACCTTGCCGTCCAGCCGGGCGCCGTACTCCCGCAGGTCCTCCTTGAGGTCGGCGTGCACGGCCTCCAGGCGGCGGACCACCTCACCGAGAGTCGGCTCATCCGGCACCAAGCCTCCCTAGGGTCAGACGCCGGGCGCGGCCGACGCGCTGTTCTTGTCGCCGACGACCTTCGCGAACACGCCCTTCAGTAGGGAGCCGGCCGCGGCGAGCCCGGCCGCGCCGACGCCCTCCCAGAACGAGGCGGACAGCATGTCCGCGGGGCCGGCGGCGACGAGGAGCCCGGCCGCGGTGACGACGAACGTGGCGAGCACGCGCTCGAACAGGTCGCGGGCGTAGGTCTGCGCGGTGCGCGCGATGTTGGTGACGTTGGACATGGGTCATGCCTTCCAGTACAGGCCGCGGACGCGGCTGCGGGTGATGAGCGCCTCGGCGGTGTCGCCGGAGCGGGCGGGGAAGTACGCCAGCTCGAAGCGCAAGCTCTCGTCCTTCTTGATCTCGCCGGTGGCGGAGAAGTCGACGAAGCTCTTGCCCGCGGTGGTGGTCCGCTCGATGATCACGTCGATCCAGCGGGAGCCGTCGGGGCGGTAGTGGTAGAAGCGGCCCTGCAGTGTGCCGCCCGCCGCCGCGGTGACGTTCAGCTTCACCTGCACGCTGTACGACTGAGCGCCCTTGACGAGGTCGACGCCGTCGATCGACAGCGCCTTCCAGTCGCCCGGCGCGCGGGTCTTCTTGCCGTCGTCGGTACGGCCAACGGTCTGCGGCACGTCGGTCTCCTTGGGGGTTGTCACGATCGGCACGTCGTCTCCCGGCGGGTTGGCGAGCAGCGCCTTCACGCGCGCCCGGAACGCGGGCATCGACACGTCCGCGCCGCCCGGCGAGGGGCGGGGGTCGATCTTCTGGTTCGTCCACTCCTTGTGGCCGATCACCGACTTCTCCGACCAGCCGTGCGCCCGGCAGATCGCCGCAGCCCACCGGGCCATCGCGTCGACCTGCACCTCCGGCCACGGGTCGCGGCCGTTGCCGAGGTTGATGCACTCGATGCCGTAGAAGCGGTCGTTGCCGTCGGTGTTCTGCTCGTTCGGAGCGGGCGGTGTGGTGCCGTAGGACTCGTCGACGACGGCACGCAGCACGTCGCCGTCGCCGGAGCCAGCGTGGTTCGCCCGGCCGTGACCGACGAGGAAGATACGCCCGTCCTTCGCGGCGACGGCGTGGCACAGCGGGCCGGGCAGGTCGGAGCGGCCGTTGTAGCAGAGGGCCACCGAACCGTCGGTTCCGGACGTCACCGTGTGGTGGATCATCACGCCGTTCACCGGGCCGAAGTGCAGGCCCGTCGCGGCGTCCCGCTCGTGGGTCTCCCACGACCGGTACTCCACGACCTCGACGCCCTCACGCTTCAGGACCGTCTTCATCTGGGCGGCGGACAGGGGGGTTGCCATGGGCGCCTCCTGGGCATGAGGAAACCCCCTGCTCGGGGGTGTTGGTGTGGTGCGGGCGGGTCAGGTCCAGGACTTCAGGTCCGCGTAGTTCCAGCCGTGGACGAACTCGTACTTGGGGGCGCCGCTGGACCACTGCAGGACGGGGTCGGCGCCGTCGGCAGCCACGCGGTTCGCGACCTGCCCGAGGTCCCCGCGGTAGACCTTGCAGCCGTCGAAAACGAACCCGCCGCGCGTCTGCGCGCCTCCGGCGTAGCGGACGTAGCCGCCCAGCGAGCAGTCCTGGAAGCGAACAATGGGCGCGATCTGGCCGGACCAGATCGCATTGCCGGCCACCGTGTACCGCTCGTGGGTGTACGAGCCGCTGTTCTGTGACGAGCCCTGATCGGAGCAGGAGACGAAGGTGAACATGCCGTCGGCGGCCTGGCTGTTGAGGATCTTGTGTCCGGAACCCTTCGGCTCGAACCGCACCCGGGACACGAGCATCTGGTTGCGGTCCGGCAGGTTCGACTGCGCGTTCGGCCAGTCGAAGAAGGTGATCGTGCCCGACGAGCTGTTCGCCGACCACGAGCCGTTCTGCACCGTCACCGACCCGCCGCGGCGGAAGCGGAACAGCGTCCCGCTGGCGAGGCTCAGTGAGCAGTCGCGCACCCAGTAGTTGAGGAACTGGTTCTCGCTGACGTTGTTCGTCAGCCCGGAGTGGAAGAACGCATCGCCCCACGTCGAGGAGGGCGCCGTGAACAGCCGCGCCATCGTGAACTCGCTGTTGAGGTTGCCCGAGGTGCCGCCGTCGAGGCCGATTGCGCGCTGCCACGACCCGGTCCATTCCAGGTCGGAGAGGTGCCAGCCCTGGTTGAACGCGCCGCCGCTGGTGGAGTACAGGTACGCCCACACCGCGTTGCTGCTGGCCGCGGTAAACGTGGCCCCGCGCACCGTCAGCCACCGGATCCGCGGCGCCGCCGCCCGGATGAAGGGGACGGAGTCCGTGCGGTCCCAGTAGATGCGGGTCGACCGGATCCCGGCGCCCTCGATGACCAGGTTCTCCAGCATCGCCGGCAGACTCGGGTCGTCTACGAGCAGCGGCGCCGTCAGGTGGTACTCGCCAGGCGGCAGCACCAGGCGGCGCTGCACCGCGTTGCCGATGCGGTCGGCCAGTACCTCGTTCACCGCGGTCTGCAGCGCCGTCGGCGTCGTGTCCGCGGCGACAACCTCCCAGGGGCGCTCGCGTACCGCCGTGCCGCTGGCGCCGACGTTCGCCTCCAGGGTCGTCACGCGGGTGGTGAGCCCGGTCAGGCTGTCGTTGATCTGCCCGTCGAGAGTTTGGACGAGTGCGCCCAGCTCCGTCGTGGTGATCCATACCCGCGGGCCGGAGCCGCCGCTGGCGTCCGCCCACATGCCCAGCAGACCGTCCGGCCCGCCGAACTGGGTAGACAGGTGCCCGTTCTCGTCGGCGACGACCGCGGACGGGTCCAGCGCCGTCGCCTTGTCCGCCTCCGTCAGATCCGTGTACTGCGTGCCGCCGGAGGGCGTGTTGTAGAACGTGACGCTGGCGCCTGGCACGAACGTGACGGTGTTGTCGTCGCCGGGGGTGATCACATAGTCGGCGATGCCGCCGCCGAACAGCCAACGGGCCATCAGTCCACCACCCACGTGATCGTCGTGCCGTTCACTGAGGAGCCCGACGGAACGCCGGTGTGATGAGTCAGGTACGCCACCCCGGCCTTGCCTTCCGCGTTGTTCCCGGCGTACAGAGTCACCCGCCCGGCCCCCGCACCCGACCCGGCGATGTAGATAGTCGCAGGCTGGTCCCGCGTCGGATGCCGATAGGCGGCCGGGATCAGCACCGGCAGCCGCGAATCGTCGCCGCCGCTCAGGTTGCCGCCCGTGCGCTCGAACGTCCCCAGCCGCAGCGTCACCACACCACTGCGCTCCTCCAAGACGGACGAGCCGCTGATGCTCCACACCGAAGCGCTGCTGTCGACGGTGACCTCGCCCGAATTGCTGTAGATGACCCGCCAGGCGGCGCCGTCCCAGCCGAGCCACCTGCCTGTGTTCGTCTCGTGGATCATGTCGCCGCGCCGCGGCGACACCGGCCGCGTGGTGGAGGTGCAGGGCTTGCACCGGCCGCCGATGAACTCCTCATAGCGGGTGACGCTGACGCTGGACGCGCCGTTGGGGACCGAGACCAGCGCGAGCGGCACCTCCCACACGGTGCCGCCCGCACTGGAGTCCTGCCGCAGCAGCGCCGGCGACCCGGCACCCGGGGTGCCCTGCTTGACGACCGCCCGCAACTCCCATGTGGAGCGGTCCAGCCGCAGGCACACCCAGTCGACCCGCGGCGACCCCGACGAGTTCGCCGCGATCTCCAGAGTGTCCCCGGAGCCGTCGGTCTCCCAGTTGAAGCCGCGCACCTGGGCCCGCCGGTTCGCGGCGATCGTCACCGCCAAGCCGACGCCCGCGGTCACCACCGCCGACTGCGACGGGTTGCCGTCGACGCCGTCGTCCGTGAAGCGGGCCGCCACACGCTCCCACTCGGCCTCCGTCAGCGCGCCGCTGTTGTAGTCGCTCTCGGGGAAGCTGATCTGCGCCATGTCACCTCCGGGTCTCTACACGCCCGAGGCGACGGGCGAGGGTGCGGATCTGCTGGACGAGTCGGGTATCGGTGGTCTGGTCGCCGGTGCCGATGACCGTGGTGACCTGCTCGCCCTCGTCGGGGGTGTGGGTGAGGGTCATGGAACGCACGATGTCGGCGACCTCAAGACCGGTCGGCAGCACTACGGACACGCGGTCACCGAGGCCGAAGTCGCGCCCGGCCCGCAGGTCTTCCGTGTCGACGGTGACGGTGGACAGGCTCGCGGTGGGGTTGTCGTTGCCGAACTCCAGCGCGCCGGCTTGGGTCAGCTCCCCGTTCGCGTTCGTGGTGCCGCTCTGGTCGACGACCTTCTCGACGCGGTACCAGTCGACGTGTGCGCCGGAGGTGACCTCGACGAACGCGCGGGATCCCTCGTCGCCGCCGATGACGAGCTGGCTCGTGGCGGTGGGGGCGCCGAGGGTGTAGTTGTACGCCCTGAGGTTGCCGAAGTCGCGGGAGAACCGGGCGGTCGCCGTGAGGTCTTGCGGCTCGTACACCTGGAAGTGGATCTGAGTTCCGACCTGGACGGTGCGGAAGCCCAGCCCGTCGCCGGACGCCACGGTGCGGCAGGCATCGAGAAGGGACTCGAAGCGGGTCGTGATCGCCGTGCTGCTGCCGATGCCCGCCGCGGAATCGAGCACCATCTGCTCGATGCGCCGGATCGACAGCGCGCCGGGCCCGCAGTTCTCGTCGACCAGCGTGCGGATGATGCTGCCCGCGTTCGTGGCGGTGATCTGCCGGGTGGCCTCCGTCGCGGTCGTCTGCGACTCGAACGTCGCGGCCGGGTTCGGGTAGGTGACGTACCCGGCGACGCGCGCCAGATCGTCGGAGAACGCCGCCTTCACCACGCCGGGGTCGGGTTCGCTGTCGGACCACTCGCCAGCCTGCGGCTCCTCCAGCGGCCCCGCCATCCAGATCGCGCCGTCGCGCACGACGACCAGGCGGTTGCCGGGCTGCAGCAGCTCCACGACCTCCGGCCATGCCGGGAGGTCCACAGTCCCGGTGCCGGGCTCGTTGAACCGCACCTCGGCCGTCAGGTTGGACCAGCCGTCGAGCGGATCGCCCAGCGGCTGCAGGGCCTTGTCGGTGACGAGGAGGGTGACCGCCACGGACCACCCCCTGTCACGCGGTCTCGTAGCGCGGGTTGTACACCAGGTCCACGGCTGAGCCGGGGCCGGAACCGGAGAGGGCGAACGTGACGGCGTTGTCACCGGGTCTCAGGGACCAGAGCTGCGCGTCCGGCCAGTTGAGCGTCGGCGTCCAGTTGGTGCCGTCCTGGTAGCGCACCTGGATGGGGTCCGTGCGGACGGTGACCTGCTCGCCCGTCAGGAGGTTGCCGTGGCTGATCGGCGCGGCGTCCGGATCGAGGGTGAAGCTCTCGCCCGTCCCGGTGTGCGTGAAAGTCGCGCTCGATGCGGGACCGGTGATGACCCACGTCGGCCACACCTCTACGTCGCCTGGGTTGGTGACCGTGGTGTCGCCGAGCACCTGCCCGGACGAGATCGTCGGGAACGGGTTGAGGAAGGGGGTGCCCGTGGCGTGCTCGCGGTGGACGGCGATGGGCACCGGGTCGTACCAGTACGGATCCTCCGCCAGGAGCGTTACCACGGCGTTGTCGACGAGGCGGCCGTAGCCCTGATCGGCCTGACCTTCCCAGCCCTCCCGGTAGGTGACCCGCAGCCGTCGGCGGGAGCCGTCCGGCCGAGCGATCTCCAGGATCCCCGGCCCCTCGCCCGAGCGCAGCGTCCGCGTGAACGCCCGCGCCAGCGCCCGCCAGCGCGTCACGAACTCCATGTGGTCGCCGCCCCGCACGTGGAGCGGCCAGATCACATCACGCACCTGCGGCTGGCTGTGCCGCAGCCGGCCGCCGCCGCGCGGCTGGGGGTCGATGGTGTGCTCGTACACGACCGCGCCGAGTCCGCTCACCTGCGGCAGCGTGTGCCAACCGCGGTCATAGTCCGTGAGCGGCCACGGTGTACCCGTCGGGTCGTAGTAGATCGCCGAGGCTTTCCCGACGCCCGGCAGGTCGACTGGCGGCGGCGGCTCCGCGGGGGGCGGCTCGACGATGCCGCCGGTGATGATCGGCATTCAGCCTGCCCTCCCCACACGGAGTTCCGTCTCCTTCTGCCGCGTCACCCGGTCCAGGTCCCGCACGCGGAAGTCGGCGGTCCTGGCGTTGATCTGGTAGGTGACGTTCGGCCGGTCGCCCATCGCTGCGAGGACGCCGTCCTCCAGCGCCTGCGTCTGCCGCGGCGTCAGCACCGCCTCGGGGCTTCCCGTGCCGTTGGTGACGAGGTGTGTGCCCGGCTGGAGGTAGCCGCCGCTGTCGTACCAGTTGTGGCGGTTCCAGAACGACATGGCGCCCGCGGGCGACCCGTAGCGGCCCTTGATGTACCCGAGGCCCCATCGGATCTGCGTGACGGGGTTGGTGCGCCAGTCCTTGCCGGCGCTCGCCATCTTCGACCCGGGAAGCGCCTGCGGGATGCCGTAGGCGTCTGACGTGGGGTTGTCGGCGTTCCAGCGCCAGCCGGACTCGCGGGTCCACAGCCGCTCCAGGGACGGCCACTGGTTCTGTCCCCAGCCCCAGCGACCCAGCATCTCCCTGGCTGCCGCCTTCGCTGCCGCCGGGGACTTGCCGGTCGCGTTCGCCGCGATCGACGGCCGGAAGCCGTACCAGGAGGAGAACATCGGGTGGAAGGCGCCGCGCGCGCTCTTGCCCATTCGTACGCCCACGCCGCCGGCGCTCTCGACGTTGACGCCGTTGAGCGTGCCGCCGGCGTGCCCGACACCGGCATGCGTGATGCCGATCATGTACGGGGCGCGGAGCCCGCGGACCCATCCGTCGGGTGCCCGCCCGCCCGCGAAGGCGTGAGTGGAGAACACCCGCTGATACGGGTTGCGGCCCTGGATGACGTTCTGGATCGCCGAGAGTATGCCGGTGCAGTCGAACCCGGACGGGCCGACGCCTCCCCACAGGTAGGGCTTGCCGACCTGCGCCCGCGCGAACCGCATGGCGGCGCTGACCCGTTCGCCCCCGCCGGCTCCAGCGACGACGCCCTTCAGCCCTTCCACGATCATCCGCGGGAGGCCGGCGACCATCGCGCCCCACGCGGTGTCGTCCATCCCCTTCAAGGGCTTGAGCAGCGGATCGAGCAACTTCCCGAGGTTCTTGATCGGGTTGCGGAGGAAGTCCACGGCGTTCTTGATGCCCCCGAGGATCTTCCCGCCGATCCCGACGGCACCGCCGACGATGTCACCGATGCCACCGAGGACACCGCCCGACTCCATGAGCTGCCCACCCGCGGCGTTCCAGAGATCGAGTGCCCTGGTCCGGTACTTCGGATCGGTGGGAATGACGAATTCCGGATGTCTCGGGTTGCCCTCTCCGACGATCGCCGTGGGTCGGTTGAAGATCCCGGGCCCGGCCGGGACGGTGCCACCGCGCGCGAGCAGCGGCAGCTTCTTCAGGTCCGGGACGCCCGGCACCCACCCGGCGACCTTCTTCCAGATGCGGACGATGCCGTCGTTCCACACCACCCTGAGGACCCAGTTGATCGGCTTCTTCGTCAGACCGCGGATCTGGTCCCACGCCTTGCCGATCGCGTCCTTCGCACTGCGGAAGGCGTCTGCAACCCGCCCGACGGCCCGCCTGATCGCGTCGAACGCCGGCCGGATGCCCTGCCGCCATACGCCGCTGATCTTGCCGGAGATCCAGTTCCACACGGGCCCGATGACCTTGTCCCGCAGCCACCGGAACGAGCCGGCGAACGAGCCGCGGATGCGCCCCTGGATGGCGTCGAACACCCGGCGGATCGCGTCCCACGCCGTAGAGACCGCGCTGCGGATGCCGCGCCACACCGGCCGAACGACGCGCTCGTACAGCCACCGGAACGCGCCGGCGACGTGCTTGCGCAGCCACACCTGGAGGCGCGCCAGCCACGTGATGACCTTCGCGACGACCTTCACCGCAAACGTGATCATGAAGGTGGCGAGCTTCAGGAAGGGCGGCAGGATCTTCGACGTGATCGCGACCCCGAGGCGCAGCCCGAGGGCGATCAGCTTGATCAGCGGCGGCAGGATCGGCAGCAGGGCGACCAGGAGGTCGATGACCGCCTTCACCAGCTCGCCGAGCGCCGGCAGCAGTGCCCGCCACAGATCGCCCGTGAAGCGGACCATGATCTGCGCGATCTGCCCGATGAGCGGCAGCAGCGGGCGCAGCGCGAGTCGCACGAGCAGCAGGAACGCGTCGATCAGCGCGGGCAGTACCTTGACCAGCCCGCGGACGATGGTCTTCGCGATGTCCACGAGGATCGGCATCAGGTCGTTGAGGATCGGCACGAACTCGCCGACCAGTTCGCGCACGACCCCGACGATCGTGGGCAGCAGCCCGGCCAAGCCGCGAGCCATGCTCGTGATGGCGCGGGCGACGAGCGGCAGGATCGGCGCCAGCGCGGCGATGACCGCCTTCACCAGCTTGATCCCGACGGGGATCAGCGGGCGGATCACGGACAGCACCGCGCGCACCCCGGCAGCGAAGGCGTTTGCCAGCAGCCCGGCAACGGTGCCCAGGAGGCGCACCAGCGGGCGCAGTACTGGCTCCAGCGCGGTGAACACCTGGGCGACGATGCGACCGATGAGCCGCACCACCGGAACCAGCGCGCGGATCACCGTCGTCAGCGGCCCGACGAGAGCCTTGACGATGGAGATGATCACGTTGAGGAGTGGCCGGATCGCGGGCGCCAGCGCGCGGATGATCGCGGTGATGAGCTGGGCGATCGGCTGCAGCAGCGGGGTGATCGCTGCGACGACCTGCACGAGGGCGCGGCCGACCATGACGACAACCGGCATCAGCGCCCGGATGATCGGCAGCAGCGCCGCCCCCAACGCCGCCGCGAGCTGCGACAGGACGGGACCCGGGGCCTTCGCGATGGACGCGATAGCGGGGGCGATGGCGGCGAGCAGCGGAACCACCGCGCGCACCACGGCGCCGACAACGGGCAGGATCGCGCCGACGATCTGCGCGACCGCCCCGAACAGCGTCCGCAACTGCGCCTGGATCTCCGGTGCGGCAAGGATCTTCTTCAGCTCGCCGAAGACGCCGCCGAGCACGCCGAGGATCTCGCCGCCCGCGTCCGCGGCGGCCTTGAAGAGCTGCCCGAACGTCGACAAGACGTTGGCGACGAGCGTGCCGAGTTGGGAGATGACGGCGAACGCCGCGTCGATCGCGTCCTGCAGGCCCCCGGACGCGAAGCCCTTCGCCAGCCCGTCGGAGAACGATGAGACCGTGCCTGCGAACTGGTCCAGCAGCCGGTTGAACGCCGGCTGTGCGGCCTGCGCCAGCGTCGAGAAGGCGCGGATCAGGTCCGCGGGGACCGTCTCCAGCCGCGCGAAGCCCTTGTTCGCGCCGGAGAGGATGCGATCCAGCGCGCCGGACTTGGCCATCTCAGTGATAGCGCCGGCCGCGTTCTTCGCGATCGAGTTCCAGATGCCCGCCGTGTCGGTGAGCCTCCTCCCGAGGATCGGCAGGGTGGTGCGAGCGAGGGACGTGACGGTGGCGTCGAGGCCGACGAACAGCCGGTTCTGCACCGGCAGGCGCATCGCGTCCCACGCCGGTTTGACGTCCTGGAGCGAGCGCACGAACAAGCGAGCAGACGGCGCCAGCCCTTTCATAGCCTCGTTGAACTCTTCGGCCTTCGAGGGATCGAAGGCGGCCTTCACCGCGTCGGCGACACCGGTGAGACCAACCGTCAGCGCACCCGCCGCCGTACCGGCAGTCGCCAGAGCCGGAGCCAAGGTCGCGGCGGCGCCGGCCGCGGACGTGATGTTGGCGCTGATCGCCACCCCGGCCAAGACGCCCAAGCCCTTCAGCCCGGTCGAGAACGCCCTCGTGAAGCCGACGCCCGCGGAGCGTCCTGCGGACGACGCCCGCGAGGACGCCTGCCGGGACCAGTCGCCCTGAAACTCCGGGCGGATGGAGACGTAGCCGCGTCCGACGAGGACACCACCGGGACCGGCCACCGCGCACCCCCCGGCTCACTGGTGTGCGGCTGTGCCTCCGAAGACCTGGCCCAGTTCCTTGGCGCCACTGCCGTGGCGTCCGCCGAAGCGGATGACCTTGCCCTTGTTGGGCTTCACGCCCGGCCGCTCGATCGGCGTCGGCGGCTTGAACCGTCCGCGCTTCTTCGGGTCGGCGGCGATGTACGCGCGCAGCGCGTTGCCGAAGTTCACCCCGTCGACTACCGCGGCGGCGAGGTGCCGGTCAGGCGTCCAGAACTCCTCTTCCGGGCTGCGCCGATGGAGCGCCTTCGCCGTCACCGAGTCCGGCGGCAGGTACTTGAGGAAGACGCTCAGCTCTCGCCATGACATGCCGCCGGTGTGTAGTTCCTTGGTGGACCGGCCCGGCCAGTAGTGGGCCATGTCCCACTCGACGGCCTCCCCGTGCTCCCTCAGGAGAGCGGCGAGGCCGGGGATTCCCCCGGCTCCAGCCCGGACAGCTTCTGCCACTCCTCGCCGATCAGCTCCAGGTCAGCCATCTGGAAGCCGGCCGCGTACATCTCGCGGACCTTGTCCTCGCCGAGCACGAACTTCATGATCCCGGCGACGTCATTCGGGTCGCTGACCTTCTCCTGCAGCTCGAACGGCAGCGCCTTCATGTGCGGCAGCGTGAACTCCACGCCGAGGAGTTCGAACGTGGTGGGCTCGCCAAGCCCGTCCCTACGCTGCTTCGACAGGGCGTCGAGCGAGCGCACCTCGCGCCCGCCGTTCTTCGCTGCGGTCTTGCTCGTGGTCATGCGGCACTCCTTGCGGGCAGCGGGTTGGACCCGGCAGGCGCGACCCGCTGAGCGCGCCCGCCGGGAGTATCAGGGGGTCACCCACGCGGGGTCGTTCGTGAGCCACGTCGCGATCTCCGGCGCCGACGACGCGTAGGCGGAGACGGTCATCTCCAGACCCACCGCACTACCACGCTGCAGGGAGATCGCACCGCGCTCGGTGACCTCACCGCGGGGGATGATCAGCCGGTTGGTGATCGTGCCGTCCCGCCACTCCAGACCGAACGCGAACTCGGCGGGGGCGGGCGAGCTGGGGATGTCGAGCTTCGTGACGCCGCTCGCCGTCGTCAGCGTCGAGTCCGGGAAGTAGAGGGTGATCGAATCGGCCTTCAGCTCGATCGCGGTGAAGCCCAGCGTCATGTCAACGCCGGTGAGGATGCGCCGCACCGGGGACAGGGACTGCCACGCGTTGATGTCCTCAACGTCGGTGCTGTAGTTCAGCTCCACGCCGTCCTCGGACATGAAGCCCAGCTCGGTCCACGCCGCGTCCCACGCGGTCGTCACATCGGTCGGGGCGGTCGACCCGATGGGAGCCATGAGGATGGCGCCATCAAGTCCTGCGCGCACGTTGTCGGCGTCGTTCGCCACGGGATGCCTCCAGACATGCTGAGGACCCGCGTCGGCACGGCCGAGCGGGCGAAGGTGAACAGAAGGCAGCGGGTTAGCGGGTTAAGCGATCAAGAGACGGGGCGAACGCGCAGCGACATCACCAGCACATAGCGGGCGATCGGAGTGGTGCCCTCGGCGGCCTGCCACGGCAGCCAGATCAGGCTGACGTCGTCCACGCGGTAGATGTGCGCGCCGGTCAGCGTGCGGTTCTCCGTGGCGAACACCTGGGCACGTACCTGCTGAGCCAGGTCGTGCGCGGCACCCTTGTCCGCGGCAAGGACGTCGATGTCGATGGTCGGCTCGTCGATGACGAACCGCTGCACCATGGCCCCGCCGCCCCGGGACACGGCCACCACAGGCAGATGCCCGGCGACATCCTCCGGCCACTCGGACGCCACCGTGACGCCGGCGAGGACACCGGACAGGTAGCCGATCACGACCGCCTCGGCGTCCGGCATCGGCACGACCGGCAGGCTCACTCCTCGGCCCGCCGGCGGCGCTTCGACGACACGTCCACGGCCTCCGGCTCCACGACCGGCGAGGGCACAGGCTCGGTGGCCGGCTCCGGCGAGGGAGCGTCCACGACCGCAGCGACGCGGCCGTCGCGGGACAGTGGGCGCACCATGTCGTCCGCCACCTCGATCACGTCACCCGGGAAGTGGCCGTCGTAGAAGCTGGCCAGGCGGATATGGGCCATCAGGTGCTCCCAGCTCTCAGAGCGTCCAGGGAGCGGCCCAAGACGCGGTACTTCGGGGAATCGCCGTACTGTGGACGCGCATGACCCCGGCCGGTGCCGAACTCGACCTGCAGCGTGATCGCCGCAGTGGAACCGAACTCGCCGCGCCAGCCATTCGGCCTCATCGACACCGCCGAGTAGATGCCAGCTTTGTACTCGCCGCGGCGCTGGACCGCGGGGTCCCACGTCGGACCCGAGTACTCCGGAGCGATGGAACGGGCGACGTTGGCGCCCGCGCTCGCGCGGTCCTCCAGGAGGTCCCGCACACCAGCGCTGCGGGCGATCTCGCCGAACACCCGGGGGTTCGGCCGCCACCGGAACGTCGCCATTCAGGTCACCTCCCGGAGGTACGCCTCCACGTGATGCACCCGGCCAGCGACCTCCCAGTGGCCCACCTCGCCCACCACCTCCAGGACCCGGCCGCCGTACTCGATGCGGTCCGTCTCCTCCAGGTCCAGGTCCATCCCCGGCGGCGTGTAGAGCCGCCAGCCGGTGACGGTGACCTGCCGGTCGACGGTGTCCTCATCCGAGTCCGGCGGCGACCCCGCGGGCTGCAGGTTCACGCCCGCGAAGTCCATGCGGGCTGCGTTCGGCCAGTCCCGGACCCGGTTGTTGTACCGGTCCGTGACCAGCGGCGCCCGCAGGCGGGTCACCGTCTGGGCGAAGTGGCGGCTCACGACAGGGTCACCGAGAACGCGCCCCGCGTGTACGGCCGCAGATCGGCCCGGTGCTGGTCGGTGAGCTTGGCGTTGCCGACCGTCTCTGTCGCGTAGGTGACGGACTCGCCCCCGACCGTCTCCGACCGCACACCGCTGGGGTTGATCAGGTTCGTGGATGCGAGATCCAGCACCACATCGACGATGTCGTCCGGGATCTCCATGTACCCGTGGCTGTAGGTGACGCGCACCCTCGCCGCCCACAGTCCGCCCACGCCGGTGCAGGTGCGGGTCAGTTCGCTGCCCAGCCGTGAGAAGTCGACGCCCTCGGCGAGGACGCGCTCAACGCCGCCCGGCGTGTCCAACTCCGTCACCGTCAGCGGATCGAGGGAGGAGACGACCGCCGGACGCTGGGGCAGCAGCAGAGCCCTTCCGCCCCCCGCGAGGACGCGGGTGTCGCCCTGGATGAACGTCAGCGCCTGCCCGGTGTAGCGCCTCACCCGCGCCGACGCACGCCCCAGTGCCAACGCCGCAGCCTCGTCAGAAACGGGCTCCGCTGCGCCGAGCATCGCCGTCCTGAGGTCGGCCACCGTCGCCAGCGTAGGAAGTGCCACGGTGACCGCCTCTCAGCCCTCGGCGAGCTTCGTCAGATCGCGGACCAGCGTGGAGCGCGGCTTGTCCCGCGTCTCCTCCGCTGCCAGTGCCTCGGCGGCGCGCTCACGGTCCTCGCCTACCCACGCCAAGACCTGCGCGGCCGTCGTCGCTTCGGCCAGCGACGGCGCCTGCGCCTCCTGCGGAGAGCCGGCGCGGCCGTCGTCCGGCGCACCACCTCCGACGCGAACCACGCCGAAGCGGTCCGGCAGGGCGGCCAGGGCCTCGGCCATGGCCGGGTCCGAGGTTGTGTACTCGTGGTCGGCGAACAGCACCCTGCCGACCGGGTTGCTGATCTGTAGCTGCGGATACCGCTCGCAGCGGAACCTGTACGACGCCATGCGGGTACTCGCCTCAGCTCGTGGTGAGGTTGGTGATCTTGCCGTGGGCCTTCTCGTTGCCGTACTTCAGCCCGACCTCGCCGTAGATCTGCGACCGCTCCGCTGCGCCGACCTTCGCCAGCGGCTCGACGAAGAGGAAGCCCTTGCCGGGGATCTGCAGGAACACCGGCGCGCACTGCTCCAGCGACACCACGGTGACCGTGTCCGTCGGCATGTACCGGTTGAGCATCACGTTGAGCCGGCCGAAGTCCGTCTCGATCGTGCTGACGCTCACGCCGCCGACGTCGCGGGTCTGCTCCTGGTAGTTGGCGTCCGTAACGAAAATCTTCGTCAGGGCGCGCTTCTGGAAGCCGTTGCACATCAGCGTCGCCGTGCTCGACTCCTGGATGCCACCCGCTTCCCACACGGACTGGAGCAGGTCGAGCACCATGTCGTGCGTGAGCGGTCCCGCGGCACCAGACCCGGCGTCCACCGCGATCACGTTGGTCTCGATCGCGTCGAGGAGGCCGCGGGTCTTGCGCGGGGTGGAGTTGTTCGCCGGGTTGGCGAAGGTGCCGGTGATGAACGTCATCTCGACATCGCGGGCGATCTGCACCAGCGCCTGCCGGATCTGCCAGTCCGCCTCGTTCATCACCGGGTTCGTGCCCTGCAGGCCCACCGAGCCGGGGTGGGTGGAGCCGGTGGAGTTGTACTGTCCGGTCGCGGCGAGCTTGGTGTAGCTGATCTCGATGGCCTCCTGGTGGATCTCCACCACGTTGGTCACGTTGAACCGGGCCCGCTGCTCGGCGGTCGGTGCGTTCGCGCCCTCGACGCGCTGCCGGTTGTCGGCCGCGTCGCGCAGGTCGTAGCCCTGCCACTGGAATAGGGTGCCCACCGCCATCTCGCCGCCGGTCAGCCCGCCGATCGCGGACAGGAACGGGGTGTCCTGCGGAGACTCGGCGAAAAGCTCGCCGACGTAGTTCGGCAGGTTGAACGTGGTGCCCTGGCCCGTGATACCGGCCATGTCTGTCTCCTATGTCCGGGCCGGGCACGCAGCCCTGCCGCCGATTACTTCCTGGTGGGGTCGAACAGCTTCTGTGTCTTGAGTTGCCGGGCCCGCGCCCATTCGCCCTGGGACTCAGCGTCGCGGATCTGATCGTCAAGGCTGCCGGTGGTGCCGCCAGGCCGAGGGCCCTGCGACGGGTCCGGGCGAGGGGCCTTCGGCGGCGCTTCAGCGGCCCGCCGCAGGTGCGGCTTACGCTCCAGCAACTCCTCCAGATCGACTGCGATCTGCTCGGTGTCGATGTCGCCGCCGTCGTCCACGTAGCGGGTCAGGTCCCCGAGGAGATCCGCGTCGGTCGGGTCGGCGAACGACGCTGCGGCCATCGCCTTGACCTCCGCCTTGACGGCGCGATTCACCGCCGTAGCGGCACGCTTCTCGGCCTCGGCGGCGCGGCCCGCGGCGCGCTCCAGGTCAGTCTTCTCGCGGTCCTCGAACTCCTGGATCCGCCTGAAGGCCGCCGCGGCTTCCTTCTTCGCCTCGGCGGCTTCCTTCCTGGCCGCCGCGCGCTCGGCCTTCATGCGGTCGAGGGCCTTCTTCCCGGCGTCGCCGAGAGCGTCGGCGCCCTCCGGGTCGGAATCCTCCGGGACTGCGGGCTGCTCGTCGGCGGACTCCGGTGTCGTGGCTTCGTCAGGCTGGTCGGTTGCGGTGGCCCCGGTTGCCGGTGCCGTCTCCTCGGACATTGCGTCCCTCTCTCACGCGCGGGCACCGTTGCGGCGCCCGTCAGGTCGGCGGCTTCTCCTCAATCGAGGTAGCCGTACAGGTGCAGTAGGTTCACGGCCTCCTCGCGGCTGCCTGCCTGCCGAAGGATCTGCTCAGGCATCAGCCGGGGTGCCGCCGTGCGCGTGTAAAGCTCGCCCGGTGAGCGCTGAAACTGCTCGCCAGCAGCGCGTGCGCGGCGCCCGTACCAGCCGCGGCGAGTGACGCCTTCGGAGGTGGTTCCGGTGGCGGTGTTCATGCCGCGGCGGGCGTTGACGATCTGCCCCAGGTCCGCGCCGGCCGCAAGCGCATCCGCGCCGGCCCGACCGAACACCTGTCGTCGCTGCCCCGCGCCCATCCGGCGCAGCAGTTCCTCCGGAGAAGCGACCGCGTCGTACTGCGCCTGCGTCAGCGACTTCACCGTGCAGTCACACAACGGATGCCGCTGGAAGCCCGTGCTGTACGAGTAGGTGCGCCCGGCGAGGACGATGCAGCGGGCGCACGCAGGGAGTTGCACGACGCGGGTGTACATCACGATCCGCCTCTCCGCGGTCATCGCCACCTGATCCGCCGCGCGCGCCGCGTCCACGATCTGCGTGCCCGTGTAGCGGGCCAGCGCCACCAGGCCCCGGAGCATCGCGTCCGCCGGCGCGAGCCCGGCGGCCAGCGCCTGGGCGACCGCGACAGCAGGCAGGAAGAGCAGCGTTTCCAGCGGCCGACCGTCCGACGCGACGCCTGCGAGTGCCGTTGCCGCCACCACCCCAGCCGGATCCGGCACCGCCCCCTGGGCCGCGAGAATCGCCGACACGAACGCCTGCGCACCCTGCGCCACCGTCAACTGCCCGGCCGCGACCGCGGAGACGATCGCCCGGCCCGCCTCCCCGGCCATCTCAGCTTCGATGCTGTGAGGCGACAGCCCGGAGAAGATCGACTGCACCCGGCCCGACACCTGCCGGGAGGCCGCCTGAACCTGCCGGTAGCGGGCCAGGGCCAGCGCATCATCCGCCGGAGGCACCAGCCACTCCCTGCGCCTGCGGGGCCTCCTGGACGCCCTGCGGCACCGCCTCCGGCTGCTTCTGCCCGGTGAGCAGCGGGGCCACGTCGCCGCCGGCGATCCGCGCCAGGGCGTCCCGCGCGGCCTGAGCGTCCTGCTCTTCCATGCGGGCGATCTGGACCTGCGTGTACCCCATGTCCTCGCGGGTCTGCCGCTTGGGCACGATCCCGGCCTGGAACAGCTTCGTCGCCGCGTCCGCCTTCTGCGCGACCGTCGGCGTCGCCGGGTCCCGCCACAGCGTCTCCAGCCGCATCAGGTCCGGGTCCCAGCCGCCTTCGCGGAACCGCATCACGAGCCGGTTCATCCGCTCGTAGCCGCCACCGAGCGGGCGCTGCTTCCGTTCGCACCGCTTGACGAGCCGCGCCTCCCGCGAGCGGATCGCGTCCGCGCTCGCCGCATCGTCGGCGACGAGACCGAAGTAGTTCGGCGGCAGCGCCGCCAGCGCGGACGCGATCCGCGCCAGGGTGTTGATCGTCTCGTGGAAGTTCTTCAGGTCCGCCTCGGGGAACTGCTGGACATCCGCGCCGTCCTCCTTGCGCCCCTTCGCGGTCGCCCAGATGCGGCCCGCCAACCTCGACCACGTCGACACGGGGTTGCCCTCGGCGTCCGTGAAGTCGTCCTGGTCGAAGCCGAACGCCACCCGCCGCGGCATCGCGTGGTACTCCGCGGACACCATCATGTCCGTGGCGATCTTGCATGCGGCATTCGAGATCGGCAGCACCGCCGCCAACTCCGACACACCGCCCGGTGTCAGCAGCCGGCCCCGGTTCGGGAGCACTACCACCGGCGGGTCGCCGAGCTTGTGCTCGTCGCGATCCCGCTCCCGGAACGTCTGCGGCGCCGTCGTCTCGTAGTGCACCGTCACGTCCGGCCGGTACAGCGTCGCGTACTGGTGCAGCACCGCGCCCGTGAGCGGATCGACCTCCTTGAACCGCTTCAGCCCCGCGCGGACCCTCCGGGTCGCCGGGTCGTAGTCGGCGTGCATCTGCAGCGGTGACTCCGCAGTCACCAGCGGCGTCGCCTCATCGTCCGGGTTCGAGCCCACCACCAGGAACGCGCGCTGCATGACCAGCGCATCGACGTGCGCCTGCTGCGACTGCTCGTCCATCGAGTTGGCCTGCCAGATGCGCCACAGCTCCTCGTCACCGCCCGCCGCGCCCGGGTAGCGGAAGCCCTCGACGTCCAGCCGCTCCTCCACTGCATCCACGACCAGTTGCGGCCAGTTGACGACGACCTGCTGGATCTGGTCGCCGATCTCGGCCAGCAACTCCGGGTGCATGTACGTCAGAGGCTGATTGCCCTCGTAGAGGTTGTTCAGCTCGACCAGTTGGGGCAGTTCCGCCTCGTGGCAGCGGGCCAGATAGACGGCCCACTCTTCGTCGGTCATGTCCGCGGGATTCACCGGCACCCCCCTCACCTCATGACGATCATGCGAGAGGGTTTCCGGGGACGCGCCAGGCCGGCTGCGACCGCGTCACCGGCGGCTTCGTGGGCAACGATCGAGGGGATCGCCGCGTCGATCTTCTGTGTGGGGCTCGCCTTCGCCAGCACGTACCGGCCCCCGGTCCGGGCCGCCTTCCGCGCGTTGCGGATGTGCGTCGCGGTGATCGGGCAGCCGTCATGCCGGAAGTCCGAGTCGGCCTTCCCGATGTCCGTCAGCAGCCGCTCGGCCGCCGCGTGCATCTGCACCGTGCGGTACGTGTACCAGCGGACCACCCGCTTCTCGCCGTACCGCTCCGCCCAGGCGTCGACCTCCGACTCCCAGTACGGCGGGTCCACGTAGAACCTCACGACGTCGAACCGGGCGAACACCTCGTCCACCGCGGCCTCGACCTCCAGCCGCGGCACCTGCCCGCCGAAGTCCGCCGGATTCCAGATCGTCGGCAGACCATCAGGACCGTAGGAGGGGGTGAACTGGTAGCCGTCCAGCGTCTCCAACCGCAGCGCCGTCCAGTCATCGACGTCGGAGCCGTCGAAGCCACCCACCACCGGCGTGCCGTCCGGCACCTCGCGGGGCTCGGCCCGGCTGTCCCACAGGTCGCCGTTCGCCCACGACCCGGCGCCGTACACCACCCGGTTGCCGAAGAACCGCTCAGCCTGCTCCGGATCCCGCTCCAGCAGCTCGGCGGCCTCCGCCTCGATCGCATCCAGATCCACGTGCGTCGACCCGGCATACGCGAACCGGTGGATCCGCCGACGCTCCGCCTTGTTCCGGTACGACAGACTCGCCGGCGGGGTGCGGTGGAAGCGGAAGATGTCCTTGACCTTCGCTTCCGACGTGCGCTGCGCCACCGACTCCTCGGACGGGTCCCAGCAGTTCGTCGTCTCCATCGTCCGGCCACCCATGCCGGCTGCGCCGCGGCGCTGCGTCTCCGCAACCCGGGTCATCTTGTTCCCGACTGTCCACAGGCCCGTTTCGTCCTGCAGCACGAACGTCACCGGGTTACCCAGACGCGACTGCGCGGACGACGTGACGACGTCGATACGGCCCTCGTTCGGTAGCCGGATGAACTGCTCCCCGACTCGCATCAACTCGCCCAGGCGGCCGTTGCGGATCATCGACTGAAGCGGGCGGTAGACGTTGTCCGTCTGCTCCTCCGAGAACGCCGTGATCTGAATCAGCGGTGTCGGCCACGGCCGGCCCATCGCCTCGCCCGGCTCGTACTCGTACACCCAGCCGCAGCCGCAGCCCCACACCCGGCAGTCGTACACCTCGCCGCCGCGGGCCCAGCCGTCGAACACCGCCGGCCCCACGCCCTCAAGGGCGCAGATCCCCGCCGACCACGGGCCCTTGCCCGTCTTCTGCGGAGCGACGCACTGGCTACGGCGGCTGTGGAATGCCGGCGCGAGCTGACCCCGCTTCGCCTTCGGCTTGATCCGGTAGTGGTTCGCGGTGCACCACAACTGCCAGTCGTACATCTCGAACGACTCGCCCTTGCGGAACCCGTCCGGGACCACGCAGTGGTGCTCGATCCAGTCGATGCCCACCCACAACGTCGGGAAGTCGACGACGAAGCCCGCGTCAGGCGTCTCCACCGGGGACGACCTTCAGCCGCGACCGCGCGGACGCCCGCTTCGCAGCAGGACGAGCGGACGGGGCCGGCTCCTGCCCGGCGTCGATCCGCCACCGGTTCGCCCGCATCCCGGGCGTTGTCAGCCCCAGGGAGTCGGCCATCTGCCGCACGAGCGTGCCGACCGTCACCTTCGACTCCGGCTCCTCAGCTTCGGCGAGGCGCCGCACATACAGCGCGACCTCCACCTCCTGGCCATAGCGCTCCCACATCAGCGCCTGCGGCAGCCGCCACAGCCGCTCCCACAGCTCGGCCTCACGCCGCGATTCCTCCGTCAGCGGCCACACCGGCGTTGCGCCAGCTCGCCCCTGGGCGGGGAGGATCGTCCACTCGCCCGCGTCCCGCTCGCGCTGAAGCGCATTGGGATGAGGGGCCGGGCCCGATCGGGTACGTGCACCACCCTTCGGCATGGTGATCTTCCTTCGGTTGGTCGCATTGCGCGACACGAGGCCGGTGACGTTGCGTCACCGGCAGTGGATCTCTGAACCCCGCAGACCTGCTAGAGCCCTCCCCGGCGGTCTGGTGATCATGGTCCCCGGAGGTCACCCCCCACCCTCCGTGACCGCGAGCGATCACCGGGCGTGCCATCCGCCGGGCTGATGGATCGCGGTCTCCGCCGAGTGGCAGGGCCCGCAGAGCCCGCGGCCGTACCGGGGATCGTTGGGGTCGAGGCCCTCGGCTTCCAGCTCGCGCCGGCTGAGGGGGTGGTGGTCTGCGTGCCGCGAGGGCGCTTGGCCGCACACGGTGCACACGGGGTCGCGATCGAGCACGGCTGCCCGGAAGCGGCGTCGGTGTGCGCTGCCGTAGCCGCGCTGAGTCGAGGTGCCGCGCCTGCGCTCGGCGTCAGACTTGCAGCCGTCGCACTTGCCGCCTTCGGTGTACTCGGGGCAGCCGGGTGTGGTGCACACCCGCAGTCCACGCCTGGCCATGGTCACACCCTGATGGCCTGGATGGTCACCTCGGCGTGCTCGGCGTCGATGGCCAGCGTGGTCCCGTAGTCCGTGGGATCGAAGGGCCCGAACACCTGCGTGACGCCCGCAGGGATGCTCTCCACGCGCTCGGGCGCGGTGAGCCCGTCGACACTGCGCACGGTGCCGAACGTGATCGTCCTCGCCGTGGTCGATGCGTTGGTGTTGGTGACGATCAGCACGACGTTCCCGTTGTTGGCCACGCTGTTGCCGTTGGCGACGTCGCCTGCGGTGGCTGCGGGGAGCACCACGCCTGCGCGCGTGGCCTGGGTGACGGTGAGCGCGGTACGCGGCATGACGGGCTCCTACGGTGTATCGCTGGGGGTCAGGAGAGGCGAGGGCGGAACCTCGTACATGTGGACGGTCAACGTGACCGCCCCTTCGCAGTACTCGGCTTCGGCGATGCGGCCGGATGCGATGACGTTGCCCTCGTCGTCGGTCCCGAGAAAGGCGCTGCCGACGAGGTGGGCGAGCGGATCGGCCATGGGTGCCCCCTACGTGACGGCGGCCCAGTACGCGGAGCCGGATCCGTTGCTGCTCGGGGTGATGCTGGACGGCATGGTCGTCTGGCTCGTCCCGTTGGTCGCGAAGCGGTAGTTCACGGCCGACAGCCCGGCGTTGAGGATGACCCCGGATCCGGGCTGCCCGCCTCCGCGCGGGAGCTGCGGCGCGGTAGCCGCGTTCATCAGGAACCCGATCCAGTACGCCTGCCCGCCGGTGAGGGCGACGGCGAGCGCGGTGGTCTTCACGCCGAGGCTGGTGATGTCGCCATCGACCCCGGCGGAGCCCAGCAGGGTCCCGGCCGAGCTGTAGATGCCGACCCAGTTCTGGCCCGCCGTGGGCGTCACGCCCGCGACGGACACGGCCCAGATCACGGACGTGGTGGTGAACGAGGTCGCCGGGTAGATGCCGACCAGGAAGAGGGTCCCGCTCGTCGCCGCGGCAGCGTTGCTGTTGCCGAGCGACACCGGGTCGAATGTCCACGCCTTGAACCCGTAGGGCACAGCGGGCCGCGGGGTGCCGGTGAGGGGCTGGAACTGCCCGGTGGCCCACGCGCGGTCGCCGTGGGAATCGGATGCGCCGGTGTGCGTGGTGACGGCGGAGGCGGCCTGCGCGGCAGGAGCATCGCCCGCGGCGACGTCTCCGGAGCCGGTCCCGACGGCTCGCGTCGCGGACGTGCCGAGCCCGAGGTTGGAGCGGGCCGTGGATGCGTCGGAGACATCCGAGAGGTTCGCGGTCTTCGCCAGCTTCCCGTCGGCGTAGGCGCGATCCCCGTGCGGGTCCGTCGCCGTCGAGTGGTCGGACACCGCGGTGGCGACCTCGGCATCAGTCGCGAGCGCGGCCGTGTCGGCGATGCCGTGGACCGCCGTCGTGTCGGCCTCGTGCGCGGTCACCTTCGCCGTTGCGTCGGTGGCCGCAGCAGATACCGCCGCGGTCTGCGCTGCTGCCGCGGAGCCGGCCGCGTCGGCACCCACGTCGGCCGCGTCGAGGACGACGACGCCGTCCTGCCCGTTGACGGACTGCACACCGGACACGGGGCCTCCTCCGGGTCCGCTGACGGGCGCGATGTCGGCCAAGTCGACCGTGGGGCCCAGGTCCGCGGTGAGTTCGATGTAGTACGCGATCCGCGTCCCGCCGGTCGGCTGCTCGTCGACCTGCCACCGCCAACCCGTGGGCTCCACGCCGGTGGCGTCGGTACGGAGCAGCGTCACGGAGATGCTGCCGGTCTCGTCGAGGGTGATGGCGCCGCCGCCGGTGTAGATGCGGTCGTCGGCCGCGTCAACGAGTCGCGTGGACGGGGTGAGCACCACCCGACCGGTCGCGGGGGTACCGCCGACAGGGGTGGTGAACGTGCCCGTCAGGACGATCGTGTCCTCGGGGTCCGGAAAGGCCACGTAGGCACCTCCTGTCGCTGCGGTCGGGAGATGCGGGAGAGTGTGGCGGCCCGCCCGTGCCCGTGTCGGGCGGGCCGCAGGGCCTCTACGTCCGGGGGGAAGTGGACGGAGGCGATCAGGGGGTCAGGCGGCGGCCGGGGCGTCGGCCCGGTTGTGCGGCAGCGGCGGGGGCGGCGGGAGATGCCACTCGCCGCTGTCCTCGTCCTGCGTGGCGTGGGGTAGTTCGTCCATGTGGTACCGGACCTGACCCCGGCCGGAGCCGTAGCGCTGGATGCGGCCTTCGGAGGCCCAGCGGCGAAGCGTGGACGCCGGCCGGCGGGTGTAGGCGACGGCGTACTCCTCGTCCATCAGGCCGTGCTCGTAGGAGGCCATCCGACACCCCCTCAGGCAGCAGAAAGGGCCACCCGTTTCGGATGACCCTTCTGACGATTCTCGTCCAGTGAACCTCACGCTACGCTCGCGCAGGTCACAGCGTCAAGCGGCTCCGGATCACTTGATGCTGCCGGACCATTCGAGGTCGTCCAGCATCAGCCCGGGGTCGTCGAGCCGGCCGAGCGTCACGACGACGTCCCGGCCGTACTTGGCCGCGAGCGTGTGGTCCGAGGTGCCGGTGGTCGTGACGTCGGGAGCGAGCCTCCCGGTGATCTCCTTGGAGCCGTTCTCCCAGTAGTCGCCCGCGGCCATCCCGCCGTTCGTCGCACCCTCCACCGTGATGTACAGGTCATCGAGGGCGAACGGCTTCTTGGTGCCGTTGTCGAAGGTGAGGCTGATCCGGAACGCCGTGTCGCCGTCCTCCGGCGGGTAGTCGTACTCGCCGAAGTCCGTGAACTCCTCGATCGAGTCGACGGTGATGGCGAGTCCGTCGTCGTAGGTGAACGTCTCCCCCACGTCCAAGCTGGTGTTCGTCGCGGGCCCGTCGGCGGACTCGTCGAACTCTTCCTCGAACGCGTCATTGAGTGCGTCGTCGAACTCGTCGCCGATGACGTCGCCCACCATGTCTTCCAGTTCGGCGTCAGTGAACCCCTCGCAGGGCGGCGGCTTCTCGCCACTCGCCTTCTCTGGCGCGTTGATGGCCTTGCGCATGGCGTCCTTGCAGGAGCCCTTGGACTGGCTGATGGTCCCGCCGTCGCTGCCGCATGCGGTGAGCGGCAGGGCGAGCGCCGCGACAGCGGCGGCGATGGTACGGATGCGCATGATCCCCCCTGAATTGGTCGAGCGCCCCGGGAGTGTACGGGGCGCTCGGCGGTGCCGGAATGGGCCAGACGGCCCCAGTCACGCGGGCACGATGTCGGCCCAGGTGACGGTCATGGCGTCGGCGGTGGAGCCCGAGGACTCCGCTCCGTTGTCGCGGTCCGCGCAGCCGCACGGGTATGCCGCCGCGACCTCGTCGAGATGAACGGAGTCGCGGCCGGGCAGGCGCTCGGCCCAGTCCAGCACTGGCACGTCGGTCAGCATCGGGTGCACGGCTTCGACCACCTGGCCAGGCTCGGGCAGCATGTCGAGGCGCAGGGCCAGCGTGCCGAACCCCGCCCGGTCACGCCCGCGCCACGTCAGCGCCCACCCGTTGTACGGCGTCCAGCGCAGCGCGACTCGGGTGTCCGGGCCGTACACGGATGCACTGGCGTCTCGGTCGATCCACAGCTCGGCGACGCCGCCGCGGTCCTCTTCGCCGAGCGTGGCGGTGATGCCCTCCTGAGCCAGGGCGGCGATGACCGCCTGCACGTAGCCATCCTGCTGGAAGCAGATGCACATGATCATGTCCTACCTTTCAAGGCATGGGTCTGATCTTGTCATTCGTAAGATCGGAGGGCCCAGGGGCTCTGGGTATGGCTGTCATGGTTTCGCCCGCCGACGCCTCAACGTTCTGTGGGCGATGATCCGTGACGGATAGTGCTACCAAGATTCACCTCCCGTCACAGCAGCGGCTTGACAACACGATTGGGAAGTCCTCTCGTTGGCGGATCAGGCGGTCGTGCCGGCCTCGGGGAGGCCGCGGCGGCGCTCCCACTCACGGATGCAGCCCTGGGTGATCTGCTTGGTGACGGGGTCGGGGTCGCCTTCGTGCTCCTCGATCGCGTCGGCGAGTTCCTCATCGGTGAACTGCGGGACGGTCTTATTCGGCCATGTGGACATGGATCGCTCCTCAGTTGCCGGTGGTGGATTTTCCCCACCATCGGTTGTGGTTGGTGACCTCGCGGTGGTCGTGCACCACGGGCCCCTCGTAGTGGTGGTGGACCTCGGTCGGCGCCGCCTCCTGCTTCGCGGTCTTCAGGACACTCTTCAGCGCGAGCAGCAGTACCGGCGGCGCACCGCACATCAGCCCCATCACCACCGGGTCCGCGGCCCCGGAGGCGACGAGCACGAGCGATGCGGCGCCGCCGATGCCGAGGGAGCCGACGCCGGCGGCGAGCATCAGCCCCGAAGCGTCCGTGGCGCGCTGGGACATCGGCGGCCGGCCGGGCTGCGCGACAGGCGGCGTGGCGCCGACGGCGGGTAGGGGGCTGTCGTCGCGGTAGTGCGTCGGCACAGGCTGGTCCCGCAGCGCGTGGCGGATGAGGGCGTCCCCGGCGACCGCGGCCTCCTCGTCGGTCATCGCGGCGGGTACGGGCCGCTGCCCCACCTCGGGGCGCGGCTCGGGCAGCGGCGGGGACATCGGTCAGTCCTCGTCTTCGTCGTCGCCGACCATGCCGCGGTACTCGCTGACCATGTCGTCGATGCCGCGCAGGTGGCGCGATGCTCGCCTCAGCAGCACTGCGCGCTCGGCGTCGTCAGCGGCCTCCAGGTCGGCGAGGTCGCGGGCGGCGGCCTCCGGGTCGGCGATGCCGACGATGCCGGCCATGTCGAGGTTCTGGACGGCGATGTTGAGTTGGCTGAGGAAGGTATCGACGTCCCCGGCGGGCTTCCTCTCGGCGACGTAGGCGATGTCGCTGGCGTACTCGGCGATGAGCTGCTCGATGGTACGGGTCTTCGTTGCGGTCATGATGGTTCAGTCCTCCTCAGGACAGTCGGGGCAGTTGTCGCCGGTACACCGGTCAGCGTGCCGACACTCGTCGTTGCAGTACGGTCGGCCGCCGGGCGCGCCGCACAGTTGGCACTTGTTCTCCACTGTCAGTCCTCCTCGGGCATGGGCAGGGCGCGGCAGTACTCGGCGTGCTTCTGGGCGTGTTCGCGGGTGATGTACTCGTCCCACGGCGAGATGCCCTTGCCGTCGCCACAGCCGGTGCAGCGGTAGCAGGTGCGCTCCCCGCCGCCGGTCAGGTCGACGGTCGCGCCGCCGACGGTCAGGTAGCGGGCGAAGACGCCCTCCGGCCAGGCGGGCGTGGAGACGTCCCGTCGGGGGCGTCGGGTCAGCGGGTTCTTCATCGGTCGGTCCTCCTCAGAGTCGGGCGTTCAGCGGCCTTCCAGGGCTTCCTGCGCGACGGCGAGATCGCCGGTGGTGTGCTGGTCGGCCTCTTCGTGGATCGCGGCCTGTATCTCCGCCGTGGGGTAGCCCTGCCGCTCCATCGACGCCGCCACCTCCACGAGCTTGTCGGCCAGCGGGTTTCCGGTCGGGGTCATGTCGTCTCCTCTCGTGTGGGCGTCAGCCGGTGCTGACAACTCCCCTTGCCGCCGGTGCGGGACCGGCGGCGCGGGGAGCCGTCAGCCCCAGTTGCGGTCGCGGGTGTAGTTGTCCAGGGCGTTGTCCAGGCGCTCGGTGGCCTTGGCCTCGTACTCGGCGTCGCCCTCGTCGCGCGCCTCCTGCTGGGCCTCCCGCCGCGCGGCGATGCGCTCCGCCCACGTGTCCTGGCTCTGCGGGATGTCGTCCGAGTTCTTCCACTTGAATCCCATGTGCGTCTCCTCCTTGTCGGTCCGGCCCGGTCTGGCCGGCAGCCCGCAGTCCCGCCGTGACGGCCGGGGCTGCAGGCAGCCGGTCAGCCGCGGCGCTCCTTGTCGCGGTGCTGGAACTCGCGCTTGACGGACTCGTACTCGCGCTCCCAGTGCGCCTTGGCCTCGGGCATGTCGAACGTGTCTGCGCGCCGGGCGGAGCGGAGGTTGTCCGCCCCGAGCCTGAACAGCTCGCGGTCACTGAGTTCAGACATCTTTCGCATCGGTGATCTCCTCTCGTTGACGCCGGCGGTGTTCACCACCAGCGGATGTTCCTTCGGTCGGGGCAGCCGTTGCGGGCGTGCTCCTCGCATGGCGGACACGGCTCGTTCTGAGGCCCGAAGCCCCAGTTGCCCTTGTGCAGTTCGGCGTGCTCCTCGCACTGCGCGCAGCGGTCGTCGTCGGCGGGCATCTCGAATCCCTCCCGTCAGATCGCGGCGAGCCCGGCCGCAGCGCCGCATCCACCGCACGACTGGGGGTTAGTGCGCCACTTGTTGCGGTCACCGCAGCGGGCGCACTCCCACCAGTCGCGGTCGCCTTCCTGAGGGCGCCGCGCAGCCCAGTACCGGACGGCCTTCTGGTGCCGTCGGTCCGCCCGCTTGCGCTGCGCATCCTCGATCCGTTTGCCCCACTTGCCCATGACTGATCTCCTCTCAGATCCGCAGTCCGTGCTTGCGGGCGGCGCTCTCGGCGCGGGCCAGTGCCTGCTCTCCGTCGCGGACCGCCTTCCGGGCCGCGGACTTTCCGGAGCCCGTCGCGGACCGAAGGGCGACCTTCGCCGCGGCGACCCGGCTACGGGCCCCCCGCACCTGCGCCTCGTGTGCGTCGGCCTCGTCCTCCCACCGCCGTTCGCCGCGGTCGTCGATGCGGTCGATCTCCCGCTCCACCCGCGGGTCGGGGAGGTGGCTGCCGTCGGTGTACTGGTCGGCGCCGCGGGTCTGCCAGCCGGCCTTCGCGACGAGCCGGGCGCGGCGGAGGCGCTCGCCGGGGGTCAGGGACATGGGCATCGGTGATCTTCCTTTCGGTCAGAGAGGGAGGCGGATTCCCTCGGCTGAGGGCTCAGTTCTGTGCTGTTTCCGGGTGCGTTGGAGGCCGCCTCCCTGTCTCCCTGACGGATTGTTTGTGCAGGTCAGGGAGAGGGAGGCACCTCAGGGAGGCGGCGGGCGCGGATCAGGGAGGACTCCCTGCCTCCCTGTCGTCCTCCCCGCGGTCCCGAGCGCGTTCTGCGAGTGCTTCGAGGACCCGGTCGCGGCTGACGACCATCACGCCGTCGGACTTGTAGGGGGCGGCGCCGACAGGCTCCAGGACGGCTTTGAGGTCCGCGAACGTCCACTCCCGGTACACGCCCGGGTTGCGCTCCTCCAGTCGGTGCAGCACCTCCTGCGTGCGCACCCGAGGCTCCTTCGCGCCGATCACCGCGGCGATGTCCGCGAGGTGGTCGGGCTTCTCCTCGGCTGGCGGTGCGGGTGCGGCCTCGATGCCCTCGCGCAGCGACAGGGCGCGCTCCACGACCGGGGTGATCTGGTCGACCTCGGCGTCCTTGCGGACCCAGTAGGTGCGGACCAGTTCAAAGCGGTTCTTGGTAAAGCCGGTGGTCAGGCAGGTGCCGATGTCCTCGGAGGGGTTGAGGGTGGTGGCGGTGATACCGGAGCTGTGCTTGCCGACACCGAGTAGCCCGTCGTTGGCGACGTGGTCGCCGACGGCGAACGCCACGTTGTTGCTGGTGTTGCGGGTGACGTCGCGCGGGATGCTGTCCTTGACCGGGGAGACCGTCGCCCAGATGATCGTGATGCCCAGCTTGCGGGCCTTCTTCATCACCTTGACGGCCAACTCTTCGGCCTCGTCCTTGTACTTCTTGTGCATGAACAGCTCGTGGCACTCGTCGAAGACGACGACGCGGGGCCGCATCCGCGGGTCGCGCTCGGCGAGTTCCCTGGTCAGAAGCACCGACTCGCCGCCGAGCGACTCCAGGAGCTTGCCGCGCAGAGTCACCTCGTCGCGCAGTTCCCGCAGCGCCTCCACGGCGGCCTCAAGCTGCTCATCCTCATCGCCCTTGACCAGCGTCCGCAGCCGGGGCTTCAACGGGTCGTAGTCGACGTTGAACGCCATGCAGTACACGTCGATCTCAACCAGCGGGTCGAGCGCGGCCCCAAGAAGAAGCTCGATGACCAGGGAAGACTTCCCCGTGCCCATGATCCCGCCGACCATGTAGTTCTTCGCCATGAGCTTCCCGGAGATCGTGTCGCCACGCTGCGAGATGCCGATCGGCACGCCCTTGAAGTAGTCGGTGACGCCCTCCGTCAGCAGCGGCCACGGCGGTACCGGCGCGGTCAAAGAGCCCTGGTCAGCGACCCAAAGGTCCAGGGTGCCGGGGTTGTCGCGCGGCCGCGTGGGCCACACCTCGATCGGCAGGCGCAGCAGGTTGTGCGCCAGCACGCTCTTCTTGTCGCTGATCATCTCGACGGTGACACCCATCGGGAGCTGCAGTTGAGCGCCGTAGCCCTTACCGACCCGCATGGGCGGCTGCTCCCACCGCGGCAGCCAGCCGTCCTTCAGCGCGCTGTTCAGCGGACCCAGACCGAGGTGCCGCAGCGCGTTGAGAATCGCGCTCTCATCAGGCACAACGCCCCGGCCGGCCTGCTGATCCTCAGGCAGCGCCCACTGCGGCGCGGCACGGTTGCGGCGGCCGACGTCCCACAGGGCTATCAGGCCCAGCAGCGGTGCGGCGATCATCAGCGGGCCCCACACGACGGTCGCGATGACCACGATCCAGCGGATCGTCTCGATCGCCAGATTCAGCGGAACCAGCAGGTCAGTGGGCTCGCGGGTGGCCACGGCCATGATCCCGCCGAGGACCAGCAGGCCGGCGGCGGAGGTGAACGTTGCCGTGGCCGCACCCTTCGCGACCTCCTGCGGCGCCTTCAGCAGCTCCATGCGCCGCTTGTGGCGCTCGTTGCGGAAGCGGTGCTCCCGCTCCTCCCACTCCGCCGCTTCGTCAGTGCGGCCCGCGGCCTCCGCTGCACGCTGCAACCGCTGGTAGCGGGCGGTCGTCCGCGCATCCCACGTGCGGCGCGCCACGATCCGCGCGCCGCCGGCGACGTACATGCCGTGGCGGGCGGCCAGGCGGGCGCCGTCGCGGGTGCGCTCATGGCGGGCCGCGTGCCACACGACGCGCGCAGTGCGCTTCCACGATGCGTCCCGCGGCGGCGGAGCCGTTGTGATGGGCGCCGCGGGCGTACCGCGCTCCACAGTGGTGACCCGGGTGATCCTCACACCGTTCGGGCGCGTCGTGCCGTTGACCGGCTTGGTCTCGATACTCACTGGTCAGCTCCCGGTCTTCTCAAACGGGCGGACGTTCTCGGTGCCCAGAGCCGCGAGCCGCGGTTCGCTGGTCTCGATCTCTGCACGGAGCTTCTGCGCGAACTGCCGGGACGTGTGGGGCGACTTGATCCGCTCCAGTTCGGCGGTCATCTCGCCCTCCACGGGGCGGCGCTCCAAGGAGTCGTAGAGCGCCCTGATGGCGTCCTTCGCATCGCCGCGCGTGGCGCCACGAGAGCGCTTTGCCGCGGCCTTCCGTGGCGCCTTCGTGGCGCCGTCGATGGCGGGTGCCATGGCGCCTTCGTGGCGGTCGCTGTGGCGCCCCGTGGCGGGGGTCTGTGGCGCCGCCGTGGCGGTCGCTGTGGCGCCACGGTCGGGGGCCGCCATGGCGGCCAACTGCCGCCGCTGGGCCTCGGCCGCGCGCCTGCGGTCCGACTCCTCGCGCTCGGCTCGCATCGCCTCGACGCGGTCACGGGCAGCCTGAGCGAGCCGTTCAGCGTGGGCAGCCTCGGCCTCCTTACGCTGCCGCTCGGCCTCGGCTTCCGCGCGCAGACGCTCCTGCTCGCGGCGCCAAGCCTCTGCCCGCGCCTGCTCCTCCGCCTGCTGCTGCGCCCGCTGGATCTCCACGAGCCGGGCCTCAGCCTCGGCGTCCGCGATGCGCTGCTGCCGCTCCCGTTCCTCCTCCAGACGGCGCTGCTCCAGCCCCCGACGCCACGCCTCCTCGGCGCGCTCAGCGTCCCGGCGCTCCTGCTCTTCCCGCTCCTCCTTCAGCCGCTGCTGCTCGGCGAGCTGCTGCTCGCGACGCTCCCCGGCCTCCCGGCGGGCCGCCTCCTGGCGCTCCTGCTCCGCCTGCCGCGCTTCCTCGGCGGCCTTCGCCGGGGCGTCCAACGTCTCCTGGATCGGCACCCCGTGGCGGGACAGCCGCAGCGCAAGCTGCTCGGTCGCCAGCTCCGGGCGGCGCCGCCACCGGCGGCCATGCTGGGCCCGCATGCGGGCCCGGAACACGGTCGCTTCCCGCCGCGCGGCCACCACGGTGCTGTAGTCGGTGGTCTCCCACAGCCGCATGTACCGCCACATGACCGCGGTGGAGATCGGCGACAGCATCCACCGGATACGCCGGATCTTCTCGATGCGGGCGCCGTTCTCCTCGGAGATATACGAGGCGTACACGTGCCCCGCGATCTCCGAGAACACCACCCAGAGCAGCGTCAGCGCCGCATGCCCGACCTGGCCAGGGAGCGTCGTGGACGCCTCCCAGTTCAGGTAGACCGTCACCCCGGTCAGCAGCCGCGGCACCCACGCCACCCACACCAGGGGCATGTCCACGCGGATCAGCAGCAAGCCGGCGAGGGTGAACGCCGGGATCGACAGGTCGATGCCGGTGGGCAGCATCCACGGCCACTCCCAGCCCCACTTCTTCGCCTGCGCCTCCAGGGCGGTGAACGACGACAGCAGGCCCAGCACCGACACCGCAGCCGCCAGCAGGCACGCGGCGACGAACAGCACCTTCTCCGCCGGCTTCAGCGGGCGACGGGCCGTCATGACCCCTCATCTCCGTCGAGGGCATCAAGGAGCCGCCCGAGGGTGATGGTCAGCGCGGTGTACGCCTCGACGAGGATGCGGCGGTCGTGGACGTCGATGCCGACGTACCGGTCGTACATCTCCCGGGCGGTGGCACGGGCGGCGGGCAGCAACGACTCCCGGTTCTCCTGGTGGCTGCGCTGCTCCGGCCGGGTGCGCGGGGCGTCGGTCAGCCAGGGGAACGGGCGGATACCGCCGCTCGCCTTGAAGACGCGGATGGCGGCGCCAGCGGGGGCGTCCGGGAGGGCGTAGACCCGGCCGCCGTCCAGAGAGGCCAGGAGGCGGGCGGCGTGGTGCTCGCAGCCGTTGACGCCCGCGTTGCGCGCGTCGATGACGGTCACGACAGGCGGGCCGTCACACGGCGTCGGGTCGTCGGGGTGGGCGGCGGGGCAGCGCGCGGTCGGGTTGTCAGCCATGACCGCCACCCCGCCGCCTCTCGGCGTCCGCGCGGTGCTTGGCCGCACGGGCGCGATGCTTGTCGGCGGACTCTCGCGCCTTGGCGGCGCGGGCCGGCGTCGCACTGCCGGCCCGGACCTCCGCACGCGCGGCGCGAGCCTCCGCGAGGGCAGCCTTCTCGTCGCTCGCGTTGCGGGCCGCGACCTCGGCGGCGTACCGCTGCTCCTCGGTCTGCTGGGACTTTCGGCCGAACATCAGACGAACCTCCCAGCGGCGGTCTGCTTCTGGACTCGCAGCCCGAGCTGGCGCAGCCCGAGGGCGGACAGCCCGGTGATCAGGGTCCACGGGGTCGTCAGCGCGTACATGGCCGTCTCCACGAGTGCGACGGTCAACTCCGGCCACGCGACGAGGAGCGCAACGATCAGAAACCAGGTGAGGAAGCGCATCTCACGCCACCGCCTTCGCGGCAGCCAGCCGCAGCGCGGTGTGCGCCTGCTGGGAGCGCCGCCGGACCGCGTCCCGCTCCGATTCCGTCGGGTCGTCCGGCAGGTCGCCGATGGCCATCGCGGCGTCGATCGCCTCCTGCGCGGTGGCGAGGAGCGCACGGTCCTGGGTGGCCATGTGCAGCGCGTCCATAGCGGAGGTGACAGCGGACCGGGCCGCGTAGCGGGCCTCGCGCGCCCCCTCGGCGTCGCGGACCCCGTCCCGACGGGCGGCGACCTTCAGCCACTGGCGCTCCCGATGGGTGACGATCGCAGCCAGCAGCGCGGGGACCGCCTCGGCGAGCTGCTGCCGGCGCCGCTCCGCTCGCTCAGTCTGCTCCCGGCGGGAGGTCGTCAGGTGCTGCATCAGCCCCGCGGTGAGTGAACCCGCGAGCGTGCCGATCACAGCGATGATCGCGGCAGTCATCACGCCACCGCCTTCGCGGCGTCGACGATCCCGCGGACGTCATCCATCAGGCGAGGCTCGCCCGGGTGCGCCCAGTCCTCGTCGGTCGCGATCAGCTCGATGTCGAGGATCGTGGCCCAGTCACCGCAGGCGACCGCCGCGCGCAGCTCGGCAAGGAGCGCGGCACGGGTCTGGGGCGGGAGCGGGGCAGGGGTGCGGACGTAGGAAGCCGCGGCGTGGGCGGCGACGTCGGCGGGCGACTTGGGGGTGGGGGTCAGCATCAGGACACCGCCTCGGGGGTCGGAGTGAGGGCGCGGGTGATGGCGGAGCGCGGGATGCGCACGCCGCTGCGTCGCTTCGTGCTGGCGCCGACGCTGAGAACCTGCAGCCGGCCAGCGTTGATCATTCGGTAGACCGTGGCGACGTGGACGCCGAGGAGCGTGGCGACCTCGTGCGGCTTGAGTGCGCCATCGAGTTCGGCCAGCACCTCCGTGAAGGGGTCGCTCCGCTCAGGCACTTGATCCTCCAAACTTGGATATCTAAGTGCGACGGTAGCGAAGCCAACATAGATATGCAAGTACTGCGACGGGGGCCCGGCACACGAGAAAGCCCCCCAACCGCAGTGCGGTTGGGGGGCTGCTCGGGCGGCGGCCTACGGGATGTCGATGACGTACCTGAAGTCGTAGCGGTCGCTCGGCAGGATGGCGTCCTGGACCTCTAGCACGTTGCCAGCGGAGTCGTAGGCGGTTCGGAACACGCGCGCGACCGGCGTGCCTTCCGCGATGTCGAGCTGTTCTACCTCGTGGGGATGAGGCATCCGGATCTTGAGGTCTTCGATGAACTGGCTGACACGCTTGGCGATCGGCCCATCGGGATCCTCGATCACACTGTGGGCGCCGCCCTTGATCCGACGAGGCACCGCCAGCCGGGTCCCTGCCGCGACCGACGCCTCGTAGTAGGAGTCGCAGAGCTGCATGGGCGTGTCAGCCTCACCCTCCGCCCCCTTCATGACGAATCGAAGGCGCCGGACGACCATCGGAGTACCGGGAGCAACTCGAAACAGCTCCGCGACGGCCTCGGGAGCCGGCGCTTCCACTACCTCGCGGATCTCCTGGCTCGCCGTCTGCCCCTGGGCCCGCGCCTCGGCGTTGAAGTTCGACTCTCCGGTGGCGCGGCGCGCCCGGTAGATGCTACCCGTCTGACGCAGGCTGACGTTGGGCCGCGTGCGCACAGTGGGCTGCTTCCCCTGACTGCTGGTGATGTGCCCCTCTGAGCGCAGTACGGCGACCGCCTTGCGCACAGTGACTCGACTCGCCCCGAATCGCTGCTCAAGCTGATTCTGCGACGGGATCTTGTCTCCTGGAGCAAGGTCGCCGCGAAGAATCTCGGCGCGGATCTCATCCGCGATCTGCCTGAAGAGAGGCAACTGAGGCGGGTTGGCTGACATGGCGCTCCTGACTACTTAGATACCCACTGTGAAGCGTAGCGGGATATCCAAGTTACGCATCAGTTGGCGCTTGCCACCCACCCTGACCAGCGATTTACCTCAATCAGGATCACCGGTCCGGCGGGCCGGTGATCCTGGTACTGCTCGTACTTAGCTTGAAGAGCTGATACAAGTTCGCTGGCGCTGGCGTTCTCCAGCACCCGGGCGCGCCCGTCAGCCCGCACCCACCAGAGACGATCCCAGTCCTCCTCGAAGTGATCGACGAGGAGCGCGACAGCGGGATTCTCCGCGATGTTGCGGAGCCGCTTCAGGTTGGTGTGGCGCTTCGGCTTGTGATCAACCGCGATGCCCACCGTGCTGCCGAGGACTGCGAAGGTCGCGGGCACGAGGTGTGGCACGCCACCAGCATCGGCCGTCGCGAGCCGCAGCGACCGAGCCCGCGAGAACCGCTCACGCGCCTGACCCTCCACCATCTCCATGATGCGACCGTACTCGGACCTGCCCGTGTCGCACGTCTTGCACGATCCGCATCCATAGCGCTACGTTCGTTGAGCCAGCCTGGATATCCAAGTTGGTTCTAGGTGGAGGAGTCGCATGCCCGAACCCGAGCGCACCGCGCTTTACAACACCACCGACTCAGGTGCTTGCGTCTGCTGCCTCTGGGGGTTCGCCGGGGGATGGGGTTGCGGCCTCGTTCGTCGGCCGGTCGTCGATGACGATGCGGGTGACCGGACGTTCCGGCTCTTCGCCATTCGATGCGGGCTGTTCGGGCATGTCGTCGCTGGGGCGTACCCGGCTGAGGGCCTTCTCGATGCGGCTGTAAATCTGTGCTGCGAGGTGGCGCGAGCCGTCACTGCCGCGGCCGGGTTGCATCGTCTCCCGCATGGCTTCAATCGCGGCGATCAGGGTGCGGCCGGAGATGTCGGCTTCGATGGTGCCGTCGCCGTTTTCATCGACGTCTGCGGGCAGCCGGAAGTGGTCGCGGCGGCTGGCCTGTTCGATGAGGAACGCCCAGGTGTCGCGGTGGCACACCATCTCGGCGTAGGCGATGCCGGCGGCCCGTCCGAGGAGGCCGTCGATGCTGCTGGTTTCTCCGTCTCCTTCAGCGGCGATCGGTGTCTGCGGCGTTGCCGCGGCGGCTCGTTCTTCGGCGGCCTCGGTACGGAGTTGCTGGATCTCTCGCCGGGCCGCGGCGGCATCGGCCTGGGCCATCTCGACGCTGCGCCGCAGTTGCCGAGTCTCTTCGAGGAACTGGCGGAGCAGTTCGGCGTTGTCGTGCCGCAGTTCTGCGAAGCCGTTGCTAAGGATGTCACCAAGCTCAGTGCGACTGTTTGCAATGTCCGTTCGGATCAGGTGGGCGTCGTTCCTCCTGGGCACGTGTTTCCCTCCCCCTCCTGTGGTGACCATGCGTGGCCACAGGAAGGCTCCCCGTGTACACCGCAGATGACGCACCACCTTTCGGCCGTTACGTACAACGAATGCGTGATTGTTTCCGGCCATCCTCGCCCCGGGCCGGACACACGCCGCGACCTCTGGAGACTCCCCGAGCCTCGTTGCGCCTCGGTCCGACTCGCTTGCCCCGCACGCGGGTTGACGACCAGCAGATTCGACCACGTCGGCGGCTTCTGGTCGGTGAACAGGAACACGCGATCGAGTGACGGCTAAAGTCCCGAGCAGCACAGCGGCCGGGTGCTGGAACACCCGGCCGCCGATTAGACCGAGCGGGCTGCGACCCGCTGATCACTTCACCTCTGGAGGGTGACTCTTATGACACTACACGCGCCTCGGTTAGGGCATAGCTCCGCTACCGGCCTGCTCGACGCTGAGCGTGCCCGTATCGCCGCGATCGTCGCGTCGCCCCCGCCGCCGGATCTGACGTTCGAGGAGCGCATGTGTGATCTTGCGATGGTGGGGCGTATGTTCCCGTCGTTGAAGGAGCGGGCGTTGGAGCTTGTCGGGGTGCTGGCGCGGATGGAAGTGGACCGCATGCGGTTGGACCACCTGGAGGTGAACGGATGACCCCCGAGGAGCTGACCTGGGCGTACCAGTCGGCGGTGGAGGCGGTGATGCGCAGCCCGCGGTTCGGTGCACGCCTGGCCGCGCTGGAGCGCGCGGCCGGCCTGGCGCCGGATGAGGCGACGTTCCGGCGCCTGGGCGTGGAGATCCGCGGCCTGCTGGATGAGGTGTTCGCCGTGGTGGATGCCGAGTGGGTAGCGGCCGGGCGGCCGGTACCGGTGCACGGAGGCGCCTGAACGCGCGCGACGAAGCCCTCTCCCCGAGCCGGGGCGAGGGCTTCAGTCTGCGAAGGGGTGGAGCAGGTTCACGACGGTGACAGTGCGCTCGTCGTCGTTGACGGTCACGACGACGATGACCGCATCGACGCCGGTGGTGCGCATGTGGACTGGTCCGGACTGCGTGCCGCTCCATGGGTCCGTCTGCCGAAACGGGTCGTCGGCGATGTCGTCGATGCGGCTGCGCAGCTCGTGCTGGAGAGGGACGGGCAGCTTTCTGATCTCCCGGCGCATGTCGGGCGGGGTGATCAGGCGGTAGCTCACGCTGCGTCGGTCTCCGCTCGCTGCAGGCTCTCGGACCACTCTTCGAGCCACCGGTCGGTCTGGCCGTCGTCAGCGTACTCGGGCGGCAGCTCCCCGTTGTGGCTCTTGGCGTATTCGAGGAGCCGGTCCATGCCGGGCTTGGAGGCTTCCCACTGCTCGGCGAGCCGACGCCAGCGGGCGATCACGTCGGGGAGCTGGTCGACAGGCGTGAGGTTGACGTCCCGCCAGAACGCCTGCCGGTTCTCAGGGTGCGGAAGTGCGTGTGCGATGGAGTCGATGGTCCACGGTGTGTCGCTGCTCATGACTCGACTCCAGACTCGTGGCGCTGTGACCTGCAGCGTCGGTGCGGCTGGCACATATTGCCGTGTGCCCAGAGAGTAGCAAACGCGACTGTCGGGTTTCCGACAGTTGGGCTTCTGTGCGACTCGGAGACGACGATGCACTGCCCCGGCCCGATGGGGCCGGGGACCCGTCACGCGGCGCTCCTCTCCGCGAGCGGCAGCTCCCGCAGCTCCGCCCACGTGTACGACGTCGAGCATCCCGCACACCGCTGCCCCTCCGTCGACAGCGTGATGGCGAGCGTCCCCCCGCAGGGGCAGACGACGCGCACCCGCCGCTCGGGCCGCTCCCCGGTGGCCTGCGCCCGGCACGCGGCGTGCACCTGCCGTATCTCGCCGACGAGTTCACCCCACGCGGGGTGGTGCTCGGCGGCCCACGGCAGGTTGCCCCGCAGCCGGCCGACGACCTGATCGAGCTGGCCCTGCAGGTCGCCCTCAAAGCGCGGGTGCAGCCAGCCAAGCAGGTCATGGAGGTCCGACAGCCACGTCTGCAGCACGGTCACCACGCCCCCGCGGGCGGCCAGCGACAGCGGCTCCAGGCGCAGCGGGAGGGGTGCGGTGCGGCTGCCGGAGACCCGTCCGTCGCCGCGGCCCGAGCCGGGGGTGAGGGCGCCGGAGAGCCGGGCGTACAGCCCGTCCGGGCCGGCGAGTTCGGCGAGACGGCGGTCGGTTGCGCGGAGGCAGACACCGCAGCCGAAGTGATCGAGTTCCGACTCCCAGAGGTTCCGGCCGCAGGCGGTGCAGCGGGGCGTGTCCGTGTCCATGGTCGTGCTCCGTTCGACGTGCGGGCGGTTCAGTGGCGGCGGGCGGGCGGCCAGTAGGGGCTCTGCCAGGCGGGCCGGTCGGTTGTGCGGGAGGGCTGCGGCGGGGCGAGCGCGAATTCATCGGGGCCGCTGCCGGCTGCCGCCCTGGCGGCTTCGGCGAGTTGCTGCATGGCCCGTCCGGCGTTCTCCATGACGGGTCGCATCGCCGCGGCCATCCGGGTCAGGTACTCCCGGATCGGCCCCACGAACTCGTCGATGACGGCTTGCGCTTCGGCGCGGGCGAGGTGCGTGTGCGGTCCATCGAGACCCGCGGCGGCTTCGTCGACGGCGTCTCCGGCTTCGAAGCTGTCGAGGCCGTGGTTGGCGATGAGCCGGCCGATCAGGTACAGGCGGGCGGCATGCCGGGCGCGCGGCTCGTCGTCCGCCACCGGCCCGCAGCGCATGGCGTCGGGGCTGACGAACGGGTCGCCGAGTGCGGCGTCGATCTGGTCGAGGATGCGGTCGGTGCCGGTCACGGGGTGACTCCCTCGGTCTTGATCAGGACTCCGTTGGGTCCGCGCCGGTAGGTGCGGGCCTGGTTCTTGGCGAGCTTGTTCTCGACCTCCAGGCCGAGGTCGATACCGGTCATCTCGGCGATGGCGACGAGGTAGAGGAGGACGTCGGCCAGTTCCTCGCCGAAGTCGGGGAGGCCCTTGTGCCAGGCGGCGAACGCCTCGCCGAGTTCGCCGGTGAGCAGGCCGAACTCCAGCGGCACGTCGGTGGTGTTGAAGCCCTTGGCGATCTTGTTTTGCCATGCGGCGGACTGGATGGCGCGGAGGGTGAGGGCGCCGTCCGCGTCGACGTGCCCGATGGCGATGTCCAGTCCGGCGGCGGTCCCGGAGTGGACGAGGGCCGTGTCGTCGCGGCGGGAGGCGCGGGCCGCGGCGTGGGCGCGGTCCCGCTCGGCGACGAGGCGGGAGCGGAGGGCGGGCGGCGGCGCTGTGGGCCCGTCTGCCGCGCCCCGAGGCTCTGTACGCCCCTGTGACGCGTTGGGACGCGCCTCTGCAGCCTGAGTCTCGCCTGAGCGCTTCTCGGCGCCCTGAGGCCCGTTGTGGCCGTTTCCCGGGCCATGATTCGGGGTGAGAGAAGATGCCGTCACCGTCCATCAGTCCCTTCTGGTGTGTTTCGTGGCGGTTCGAGGCCGAGTTGGGCGGCGGCAAGGTCGATCGCCTCGCGGATCGACAACTCGCCGTCGGACGCCGCGCGCAGAGCGAGCGCCCGCACATGCAGGTCCTCGGCGATCCGCTGCTGCTCCGGCGTCAGGGCATACGGCCCGCTACGCCGATGCGGCGCGGGCTTCCGCGACGGGCCCCAGCGGTCGACGTCGGACGTCACAACGCCCCCTTCGGGTCGCTGTTGAGTTCGATCTCGTCCAGACGCATCAGCCCTCGCCTCAGCGCCACCACCACCGCATGCGTCCGGTCCTGGGCGCCCAAGTGCCGGTAAGCCCGATCCAGCAGGTCGTTCACCGAGTTCGTGGAGATGCCCATCCGTCTCGCGATCCCCACGTTCGTGCGACCCGCGGCGGCATGGCGGAGCGCCTCAAGCTGGCGACGGGTGATCCGGGTACGCAGCACCGCGGGCCTGCGCTCGTACACACCAGCCATCGCGGCACCGCGCACCGGGGCCGTCACTGTCCGCCTCCGATCGCGCGGGCCACCGCGAGGGCGTCGACGACGCTCGGGTTGGTCTCCGGGATCGGCCGCCCGCGGACGTCCTCGCACGCATCGCAGAAGCGGGCGATCTTCCGCAGCCACACGGCGAGCGGCTCGCGGGCACGCACCAGGCCGGCCACGGCAGGAGTGGCGGTCACGGCGCCGCCGAACTGTGCCGACTCCAGCACCTCAGCCGCGGCGCGCAGTTCGGCCGCCGCGGTCACGACGCCTCCCCGTTCGCCAGGCGCAGCAGCACCGCTCCGTGGCAGTGGTCGGGCTCGCCGGGCTCGGGCAGCGGGCACCAGCACGCCAGGTCCCGGCCGTACAGGAGTTGGCCGACGAGGGCCCGCAACTCCGCCTGGCCTGGGGCGGCCAGCCACGCCCTGAACCAGACGCACGCGATGCGCCGGGCGTCCACGCTGCTGGCCCTGGTGGCGATCACCCCGCCGCGGTCGTCCAGCACCGCGAAGCCCTCGGTGCCGCGGTCCACGACGCGGAAGGGGTTCCCGAAGCGGGTGCGGCGGCCGACGTAGCGGGCGCCCTCGGGCATGCGCCACCCGCGGGAGCGGCGGCGCTGGATTCGGGTCGGCATGCGGGTCTCCTTCGGGGTCGGGGTTGTGTGCGGCTGGGTTGGCGGGGTGGTCACGCGGCGTCCCGGAGTTCGGCGCTCCACCGCCAAGCGGTGCGCTCGGCGACCTCGAGGCGGTCAGCGACGACACGGATCGACACGCCGCGGGCGAGGAGCCGCCGCCCGGCCGCGCGGCGCTCCGCGCGGGACAGGACCGCGGGGGCGGTCGGCTCGTTCACCGCCCGGTCGACGAGCACGTCGTCGAAGTGCTCGATCACGACGCCTCCCGGGCTTCGGCGAGTCGGGCGGGGTGGACGGCGCCGTCACGGAGCGGCATGCCGTCGAGGTGGCACTCGACGCCCGGCTCGACCTGGCACAGCGGGCAGCAGGCGACCGACCGCACCCACGCCGAGATCCGAGCCGGGTGAGGCAGCGGCAGTTGGCGGGAGCTGGTCTTCGTCACGCACGGCCGGTGCTCTCGGGCGGCACACCACGGGCAGGGCACCGCGCGGGCCGGATGCTGCCGGGCCCGCAGCATGTGGCGCAGGTCGTCGGGCATCGGGGCGGAGTAGCGGCGAGTCACGAGCGGGCTCCTTCGTCGACGATCTCGGCGTCGTGGATGTCGTCCTCGGGGTCGGCTTCGCGAGCGAGGTGGCGGGCGGCCATGGCACGCACCCGCGCCTCCTCGGCGGCCCGCTCCTCGGGTGTCGGTTCCGGGATGCCCTCCGCGGCCCGGACGCGGGCACGGTGGGGCCTGCCGCGCTCCTGGCCGAGCGGGCGCTTGTCGCTGCCGCCCGAGGTCTTGCAGCGACGGCCGACCGCAGCGCGGCACGCCGGCACCGGGCACACCACGCCCAGCGGGCCGGCGCGGCGCACCACCTCGCGGGCGGTCTCCTCGTCGGAGTCCGGCACAGGGCGGCCGACGCCGGCGAGCGCCTGGGCCACGTCCGGGTGCGGGCCACCGGTAAGCGCGGGCCGCTCGGTCGGGGCGGGCACCTGGCCGGAGGCGATCGCGGCGACCTGGCCGCGCAGACTGGCCAGGTACTCGGGCACCGTCTCGTCGCCGACAGGCTGGTACTGGAAGTTCTCCAACCTGCCGTTGCGGATCTTCGTGCGGAGGGTGCGGACGTGGTGCGGCAGGATCCACAGCTTCGCGTCAGGATCCTTCGGCGGCGTCGAGTAGTAGATCGCGACCGCGGCCTTCGCGTCGTCGTCGAGCGGCACGTCACTGAGGGCCGAGGCCCAGGCGATCGCGGCGCCCTGGCTGGGCTTGCGGTTGTCGAACATGGCGCAGTGGCCGAGGAGTTCGGCGGCCTCTCGCGGGTTCATGCGGAATCTCCGGTGTCGGTGGAGTCAAAGGAGGCGGCGACGGCGGCCCAGCCGGCAAGGTTCGTGTCCGGGCCGGGGAGCGGCTGACCGGGGAGCGCGAGGACGTTCGTCGGCAGCGCCGAGTTCATGGCGCCATTGACGAAGCTGGCGATGGCGGAGGGGTCGGCGCCCTTGCGCATCCACTGGGCGAGGCCGCGGCGGATGTCGTCGGGGTCGATGTCCTCGGCGAGGAGCTTCTTGATCTGCTTGCCGACGCGGCCGACGACGTTGCCGGGCGGTCGCTTAGCGCAGCGCTCCAGCCATTCGCCGACGATCGTGCTGGCGTCTACGGGCTGAGCCTCAGCAGGCGCATGTTCAGTCGCACCGACGAAGTCGGTGGGTTCCACGACGACCAGCTCGCCTCGCCCGCCCGACCCGCCCGAAGGCTCTTCTTCTGGGGTAGGGGTAGGGGCAGGGGCAGGGGAACGCGCGTGTGACGTGCCCGCGCGCCCGCGCGTTGAGGGTTTCGGACCCCCCTCGGGAAGGGTTTCGGAGGGGGTTGCCGAAGGGGTTCCGGAGGGGGTTACGGAACCCCTTCCGGAGGGGTCGTCGTCGGGGCTGCCGAACGCCTTCCGGAGGGTGTCGATGCAGTCGGAAACCTGCTGCCAGATCGACGGCCCCTGACCCCCGTTGCGGAGTTTCGTCGGCTCGCCGCTCAACTCCTCCAGCGGGATGCGGTCCATCTCGGCGAGGAGAGCCCGCTGTAGCCGGCGCGACGTCATCTCCAGCGCGCCGGACACCATCGCGCCCATGACCTTCGGCATGCGCCACACGCCGTCGTTGCGGACGAAGGAACGGATCAGGAGTTCTTCCGTGTCCTCGTCCACGACGACGAAGCGGGCGTCCTCCAGGTCGGCGATGCGCTTCTCCAACTCGGCGACCGTGAGACCGCGAGCCTTGCGCGCCCACCGCCGGAGGGTGAGGTCGAGCAGGCCGGCGTGGTTCAGGTTCGGCTGGGAGATCAGGAACAGGTAGAGGCGCTGCGCCCGCTCGTCCAGCGCCAGGAAGTCCGGGTCCTCCCAGATGGAGGTGAGGATCCTGCCGTGGCCACGTGCCATGAGCTGCTTCTTTCTGACGATTCGGATTGAGGTCAGCAGGCGCCGGTCATCGGCTGGCCTTCTTGTTGAGGTACGGCTTGTGCTCCTTCAGGAGCCGGTCCTCAAGTCGGTAGGCGTGCTCGCGGTCGCGAGCCGGATGTGCCTGCCAGCGGACGAAGTTCTTGCCTTCGCGCTGGTGGGCTGCCATGCGGGTGCGGAATGCGTCGGTGGAGCCGACGTAACAGGGCTCGTTCGAGGCGTCGAAGAGCACGTAGACCACGGCCAGCCCGCCCTTCGGGGCAGCCGACTTCTCGTCGAGCGGGTACTCGCCCACCCAACTGCCTTGAGGGCCGTTGGGCAGATGACGCGCCAGGTAGGGCAGCGCCTTCCACTTGATGTCGATGTGCTCGTCCCACCGGGTCTTCCGCCCGACGAATCCCAGAGCGCTGTAGCGGGCGTAGATAGCGACGAGGTGGTGCAGGGTGATCTCGCCTGCGCGCAAGGCGACACCAATCCGGTGCAGCACTTGGTGCTCGGCTTCGTGTCGGGCGGCCTCCAGCTTGAATTCCTTCTCTCGAAGGAGTTCGACGTGCTGGAGGCTGTCGGTGATCGACCGCCCGACGTCGCCTCCGATGTGCTCGGCGAGTTCACCGAGGCCGCTCTCGGCGGTGTGTCCGTCGTTCACGCCGCCTCCCGGTCCCGCGGCGCCCCCGGCCCCGGCTGCGGCTGCTCACGCCCGGCGAGGGCCCACGGCGCATGCCGGTCGCACCTGATTCCGCAGGCGTACAGCCGCGCCCGTTCGAGCCCGTGGGGGAACCACGGCATCCCGCACGGCGGGGTCCGGCGCCGGGCGCTCACGCCGCACCTGCCTGCGTCGTCCACTTCGCCCGCCGGCGCCGCGCCTTGTCGTCCTCCCGCGCCTGCGCGCAGAGTTCGTCGACCGGCTCGCCTTTGGCGACGTGCCGGCGGTAGGCGGCGTCGGTGCCGCAGGGTGCGAGCTTGCGTCCGCCTCCGTGGCGCCGGCCGGACTGCCGTGCTTGGCGGCGGAGGATGGTGGCGCGCTGCCTCTCGTCCAGCCCGCCCCAGATGCCGTACTCCTGGCGGGTCGCCAGCGCGAAGGACAGGCAGGCGCCACGCACGGGGCAGATGCCGCAGACGGCCTTCGCTGCCGCGGACTGCGCCCGGTCGGCGACCGGGAAGTGAAGCTCCGGATCCTCATCGCGGCAGGCGGCGGCCATGCGCCAGTCGTTGCCGCTCACGCCGCCTGCTCCGTGTCGTGCTGGGTGAGCCCGCTGCGGTTGATGGCGGTGTCGAGGGTGTTGCGCTGGACACCAAGGCGGTCGGCGGCCTGTGCGCGGGTGTAGCCCTGGGTTCGGATCAGCCACAGCGCGTCTTCGACGAGGGAGACGGACCGGGGGGTGGCCTCTCCCTGGTCTGGCTGGGCGTCGGGGTCTTCGATGCGGTCGTCGTCCCATGCCGCGGGGGGCGACCACTTGTTGCGGCGTGCCCAGCGGCGTGACCGTTCGGCGGCTGCCTTGGTGACGCCGTGGTTCTCGGGGCGTTCGTCCCAGAGGCGGTCGTAGGTGCGGGTTACCGCGGCGGCGGTGGTGGCGTAGAGCCGCGGCTGGCGGAGCAGCCGGCTGACGGTGGCGCTGGCGAGTCCGGCGTGGGGGGCGAGGGCGGACATGGGCCAGCCGATGGCGGCGAGGGCTTGGAGGCGCCGGTGTGTGCCGGTGGCGTCGACGATGCCGGGGGTGGCGGTGTCGGGTTTGATGGCGAGGATCTTGTCGGCGGTCTCGCGGGTGGCTCGCTTCTTGACGGGCCGGCCGGGTCCCGCGGGGTAGAGGAAGCCGCCGACGGTCGCCGGGTACAGTCCGGCGATCTCCGCTACGCGGGTGAAGGAGATGCCGTGGTCGCGGAGCATGAGGAGGTGCCGGCGGATGGGTTCGGCGTCGACGAAGGGCTGCCAGGTGCCGTATGCCGTCTTGCGGTAGCGGCGATTCTGGTAGTCGCGGTAGTTCTGGCGGCACGCCTGGCATTTGCAGCCGTGGTACTTGTGCCGGGAGAGGCTGCCGTGCGGGGGCAGCGGTTTCGCGGGGGTGGTCACAGCTCCTCCTTCCGGGGCTGGGTGTTGCGCCGCCTGGCGGTGCGCCGCATCCGGCGGTCCATGGCGCGGGTCCAGTCGTCGTCGCCGACGGGGGTGGTGTCGGCGGGGGTGGGCTCGGGCGGCGGCCCGAGGGCGTTGAAGAGGCGGTCGAGTCCGCGGTCGACGGCCTGCGCGGCGGCGTCTTCCGGGGTGGTGTCGGCCCGCTCCCGCTGGATGTCGCCGAGTTCGCGGCCGGCGCGGCGGATGCAGTGGACTGCCGCGGCGGCGAGCAGGGCCGCCAGCGCCAGCGCGGTGATGGCGTAGGGGGTCATGCCTCGATCACCTCCACGGGGATGCCTGCGCGCTTCGCGAGGCGGATGCAGCCGCGGGTGCCGTAGCTGGCGCCGTGGGGGACGGCGAGCATCCGGTCGGGCCGCGGCGTCTTGGCGACCATGAGTGCGTTGCGGCGGGGCCCGGCGCCGGGGCAGTAGGTGTCCAGCAGGCCGGGGTGGTGGATGTCGCCGCGCTTCTTCCACCGACGGTGGCGGCGGCCGGAGAGTGGTCCGTCGTCGGGGCATTCGGGGCCGCAGTGGTCCCAGTCGGCGGGCATGGGGTCGGCGGTGACGCGGCAGAGTTCGCCGTTGAGGCTGATGAACTCGGCGGCGGCTTGGTCGGCGGAGGTGTCGCCGGGGCAGTCGCCGTGCCGGACGATCAGGTCGCGCGGGCCGATCTCCGCGGCGATGTCGAAGATGCGGGCGCCGACGATGCCGGGCTTCGGGAGCGCGCGGGCGCCGGAGAAGAGGAGCACGAACGGGGTCATCACGCCGCCCTCCCCTGCTGTGCCGCCCGCGTCCCGCGCCACGTCCGCACCCCGCTGTGCCTGGTGGTGGGTCGGTCGCTGGCGGCCCAGCCGGCGGTACGGATGTAGCCGTCGGCGGCCAACAACTCCATGAACCGGCCCCAGTGCGCGCGGGGGTTGGGCGGGTCGGGGAGCTGGTGCTCGTCGGCGATCTCGTAGCAGGTGAAGGTGCGGCCGGACTGTGCGGCGTCTATGTACGCCTGGCGGACCTTGTCGGCCCACGTGTCGAAGTCGTCCGCTTCGGGGACTTCGGCGCCGGTGATGTCCTGCTGCCCGGGGCCGGGCTGGCGGCGGGCGGTCACCGTTCGGCCCTCGCGGTGAGCGTGCCGCTGGAGCGTCCCGGGGTGCGGCCGAGGATGCGGCGGAAGGTGTCCCCGATGGCCGCGTACAGCTCGTCGTGGAGATGCTGCCGGACGGTGTCGGTGAGGTCGTCGCCGGTGGCGATGTGCACGGCGAGTTCGATGGTGCCGTCGGGCAGGCCGTAGGCGTATGCGGGTCCGGCGACGAGGTCGTGGATCTCGACCGCGTGCAGCCACAGGTCGGTCGTCAGCGGGCGAGGGGTCTCAGTCATGGCGGTGTGATCTCCTTGTGTGGTGGGCCGTCCTGCTCGATTTGGGCGGGCAGGACGGCCCGCGGGGTCAGGCGGTGGTGTCGGGGCGCAGGCCGAGGTTGGGGATTTCGCCGCCGTGATTGGCGACGGCATCCCACAGGCGCTGCCGGGCTCGGACGCTGGTCGAGCCGTGGTCGAGGAACCCGGCCCGGATGTCGTCCAGGGGTGCGGCCCAGTCCGCGAGTGACGCGGCGTCGCGTGCGGCCTGTGCTGCGGCCCGCTCGTCGGGGAAGTTGGCAATCACCACGCCGTGCGAGAGGCCGAGCGACCAGCGGTGGGGGTTGCCGACGGAGACGTTGTCCGGCTTTTCGAAGACGAAGAGGTTCGGTGCGGCCTCGGTGGCGGTCACCGTCTCCGGGCCTTCCTGGCAGTGGATGACGAGGTTCACGGGGGACATCAGTTGCCACCTTCCGACTGAGCGGTCTCGTCGTCGGCCGCGTCGTCGCCGAGCTGCACGCTGTAGTCGGCCGCCGGCGTCGGCGCGGTGAGGGCGGCGACGGACAGCGGGGCCCGCGCGGGGACGACCTCGGCGTGGACGGTGCCCTCCAGCTCTTCTGCGACGTAGGGCATGCCGTGGAGGGCGTCGGAGGCGATGAGGCGGGAGAGTTCGCCGGTGGCGCGGGCGACGAGCATCGCCTGCGGCTGCTTCTTCCACTGGTCCTTGCTGGTGAGGCCGAGCTGAGCGGCGCGCTCGATGGTCCACTCGACGGTCTGCCACGTCTCGGAGCCCTTGCGGCGACCGCGCATGACGCAGCGGGCCGGGGTGGACTCGACGAGTTCGATTTCGTGGCCCTGCTTCTGGACGACGGCGCGCATGGCGTGCGCCCGCAGCGCCGGGGTTCCCTGGATGACGTCGATGCTCTTGAGCGTCGCCATGGGCTTCATGCCGAGTTCGGCGCCGGCGAGGATCGCCGCGGTGATGTCGCCGGGCTTCCCGCGCAGCGACTGCGGCACGAAGCTGGTCTGCGCCAGCTTCTCGGCCATCTTGTAGGCGAGGTCTGCTTCCTGCGCCCACACCATCAGCGCGGTGGTGCCGCGCGACGGCTCGGGCGCCGTCGGCTGCTGCGCCGGGGCCGCGGCCTGCTCGCGGTGGGCGAGTTCGTTGCTGGTCATCGGATGTACTCCTCTGCTTGGCGGGTGGTGTCCCAGGGCGGCATGCCGATCTCCGGGATTTCGGTGACGGGCCCGGTCCAGTCGGGCCACGTGTCGGTGGCGAGGCAGTCGGCGTAGATGCGCAGTGCCCGGCTGTTGCGGGCTCGGCCGATGGCGCGGTCCGGCTCGTGCAGTTCCCGCACGGTGATCAGGTGGGGCGGGGTCTTGGACACGAAGACGAAGAGGAAGCGGACCGTCTCGGGCTTCAGCACGATGCGGATGCCGTCGGTGTAGAGGGCGTCCTGCTGGTGGTACGAGTAGTCGCGGATCGCGCGGGACACGGCCGCGGGACTCGCGTCCTTCGTCGTCTTCAGGTCGACGGCGAGGAGCAGGCCGGGTAGCGGCTTCAGCCAGTCCGGGCGCACCCGGCAGCGGACGCCGGTGTCCGGGTCGGTCCAGTAGAGGGTGCGCTCCGCGATGCCGGTGCCGGGCGCGAAGAGCGGCCCGGCTTGTTCGTGGCGCCGGATGGCTTCGGCCATCGCGTCGACCTGGTCGCGCTCCTTCGGCAGGAGGGGCACCTTGCCGGCGTCGTAGGCGGTGTCGCGGTCAGCGCGTGCGGCGACCGTCTTGTAGTCCGGGTGCTTGATCTCGACGATCTCGTGGCCCTCGCCGAGCACCGCGGCGTGGACCGCGTTGCCGAGGTCGAACTCCCGCTTCGGCGGCCGGGGGTTGTCGCGGTCGTACTTGAACTGCGCCGGGCACCCGGGGTCGAGGAGCGCGCGCAGGCCGGTGGACGAGATCGACGACGTGTCGGCGTGGTAGTCCTCGATCGGCAGGTCGTCGACGACCTTCGCGTCGGTCTCCGGCGGCGCGACGGCGGTCATGCGGCACGCTCCACGGCGGGTTTGCCGACGACGGCGTCGAGCTGCTTACGCTCCAGGTAGCGCCGGTTCCGGTCGTTGGCGCACGGTCGACAGACGCGCCGACCGTTCGGTGCAGGCTCGGGGAGCACGTGGCCACGCGAGCAGGTCGCCTTGGCGTAATGGGCGCGGCGAGAGTTCTCCTTGTGTGTGACCGCTTCAAGGTGGCCCGGGTTCACGCACGGGCGGTTGCGGCACAGGTGGTCCGGCTCCAGGCCGTTCGGTACGGGGCCGAAGGTGATCTCGTAGGCGTAGTCATGCGCTTTGCGCTGACGCTCTCCATCCCAGAAGCGGCCATACCGCTTCTGGTCGACCGAGTTGAGCCAAGGCCAGCAGCGACCGAGTTCGGGCCGATGCGTAGGAACGGGCCCGCTCTTGTTGACCTTCTCCCAGAAGCGTTCCTCGGCGGACTTGGCGTCGGGTCGATAGGTCATCGGGTTGCCGTGCTTCTGCCAGCGGGCGTAGTGCTTCGTGCACCACGTCCGGCAGTACGCGGGCTTCTCGCAGCGGTCGATGGAGCAACGCGGCTTCATCGAGCACCACCACCAGTGACGGCGTCGTATACCGCCTTGCACCACCGTGCGTCGACGAGGGCCTGGTGGCCGTCGTCGCCCGGCGGCTCGACACCGACCGCACGGGACAGGTCGCGGGACTTCCACGGGAAAGCGACCGGCTCAAGTTCGCCATACTCCGGCTCCGGCACGCTGATGGGGCGGCCGTAGGTGCCCGCCAGCCAGCCGGCGGCGAGCGTCGCGACGTCGACGGTGCGGTAGTGCCAGACGACGCGGCGGCTGTGGGCGTGGAGGAGCTTCTTGAGGAAGGCGTCATCGAAGGCCGGGTTGGAGCCGACGATCACGGTGTCGTTCAGCGTCTCCTGCAAGTCGAACAGGAACTCGGGGAGGCTCAGCCCGAACGGCCAGCCCTCTCCGGACACGGGCAGGGTGACGGCCTCCCAACCCGAGGGCACGGCGAACCGCTCCTCGTACCGCCCGATCTTCAGCGCCTCGGGGTCGGCGTTGGTGAGGTCCGGGCGGACCTGCCAGAGCCATTCGCGCTCGTAGCCGTCGGGCTCGCGACGGATGACGGCGACCTCCCACACGTCCCCGAAGCGGGGGTCGAGGTGGGTCGTCTCGGTGTCGACGAAGGCGAGTGCGGTCATCAGAACGGCACCGCCTCGGTGCGCCGGCGCCACAGCGGGATGCGGATCCCGGCCGGGTTCCAGCAGTCGCAGATGTCGATCTCGGGGTCGCTGGTGACGGCGCCGTCCTCACGGACGGTGCCGCCGTACTCCAGGCCGCCGGCTCCGGCGCAGTCCCAGCAGTCCGGGTCAGGCCCGCGGTGGATGTAGATGGCGCGCTGGTACAACTCCGCCATCCAGCGGCCGATGGTGATCGTGCGGTGCATGTCCTGCTCTCCTTGCGGACGCGTTGATCTTGGGTGGGTGTGTGGCTGGGTGGGTTTCAGGTCCGGCTGGTTGGCGCCCGGAGCGGGATTCGAACCCGCACTGGGGCCGCTTTTAAGGCGGCTGCGTCTGCCTGTTGCGCGATCCGGGCGGGGGCTCATGCGGCGACCCCGTCGGCGAAGAGCTGTAGCTGCTCGGTGATCGCCTGCTGGCTGGCGGGCGCGGGTGTTTCAACGCTGTCGCTCGCGCCGTGCTCCTGGCCGCCGTCGAGGCGCTGGCGGGCGAGCTTGGGGTAGACGGCTTCTTCGATGGCGCGCCACACCAGCCCGCGGGATGGGTCCTCCGGAGCCTTCGGCTCGCCCCGGTTGCCGAGGACAGTGGAGACCGTGTCGCCCACGGGGGCCCGGTTGCGGTTGGCGAGGATGACGGTGGGCGTGCCGTGGCCGGGGATGTAGCACCCGGACGAGTCGATGATCCACTGCATGTCGTGTCGGCTCAGGTACTGCTCGACGTACCGCTTGCCGAACTCGCGCTTCATGAACGAGTTGGCGGTGAGCTGCGCGCACCAGCCGCCCGGCAGGAGCAGGTCGTTCGACAGGGCGTGGAACGGCAGGGACAGGGCGTACTTCATGTGGCACACCTCTGGGTACGCCGCCCGTACCGCGTCCCGCTGCTCGGTCGTCTTCGGCGTCACGTAGGGCGGGTTGGCGATGACCGCGTGGTAGTGGCCGCGCTGAAGCAGCGGCTCGTCTCGGTTGAGCAGCGCGTCGGCCGCGGCGACCTGCACGGGCCAGTCGGGGGCGGCCTCGTTGAGGCCGGCGAGGTGGCGGGCCATGGCGACGAGCCGCAGCCGGGCGATGAGCGCCGCGTAGGGGTCGAGGTCGACACCGTGCACCGTGTGCAGGGCCCGCTCCACGCTGGCCGGAGTAGCCGCGGTGCTGTCGCCGGGCGCCCAGGTGGCGGCGCGGGCGAGGGCTTCGATGAGGATGTGTCCGGTGCCGCACGACGGGTCGATCACGCGGAAGCCGTCGAGGGTGCCGTGTGCGTCAAGGGCGGGCAGCCAGGCGAGGGCGAGGAGCAGGTCGGTGATGTAGCGGGGGGTCTGTGCGAGCGCGCGATGCTTGCGGGACTCCTCGGACAGGGCCTGGTAGGCGTTGCCCAGCAGGTAGCCGCGCGGCCGGTGCACGGGGTCCGCGGGCGGGTGTTCGGCCCACAGGTCGCGGATGACTTCGGCGTCGGCGTCGCTGATGTTCTGCTCCCACAGGGCTACCGCCCCGGGGTCGGTGAAGGCGTTGAGAGCCGGGTGGGTGTCGGTGAGCCGCTTCAGGCCGTCGCGGATCCCGGCGGCGTCCGCGGCCGGGCGGGCGCCGGCTGCGATCTGGTGGCTGTCGGCCCACCAGAGGACTGCGCCTGCGTGGACCCAGGCGACCGCGGCGCGGTGCCCGATGTCCCGGGCCAGCCGGTCGACGATCCTCCCGGCGGCCTTGTCGGCGGCGGTCGGGAAGCCGGCGTGTCCGCGCTGGGCGGGGGTCCCGGGGCCGGCCGGAGTGTCACCCGCGACCGCGTCGGCGGGCTCGTAGCCGGTGTCGCCGATGACGGGGCACAGCGGCTCCCCGTCGAGGTGGGCGTGGTCCGGGATGGGCCCCCACCGGTAGTCCCAGGTCGTCGGGTGCTCGGCGCGGGCCGGCTCCCCGCACTCGGGGCAGGTGATCTCGATGCTCATGGCGGTCCTCCTCTCGGTTGTGTGGCTGGGTGGGCTCTGGCGTCCGGGCCCAGGTGTCACCGGACGCCAGAGCCCCGTCTCAGGCGGCGCCGGGCTGGGCGGTGGGCAGCGCGACGGTGTCGTCGTCGGCGGCCGACCCGAAGTGCCCGCGTCGCGCGGCCTCGGCGAGCGGCATGACCGCCACGGGCCCGTTGACGGTGCGCACGCCGTGGGGCGCGGTCGCCCGGTCGTCGGGGGCGGTGTCGTCGCGGACCATCGGCGGCACGTCGATCGCACCCAGCCGGGCGAGTTCGGCCTCGGCGGCGGCGGCCCGCTTCTCGGCGCCGGCGGTGGACGCGGGGGAAGGGGAGAGTGGTCACGCCCTGACCTCCCACTCGGCGCAAGCGGCCTCCAGCGCGTCGGCGTGCTCCCAGGAGTCGCCGATGATCCCGCCGTCCCAGCCGCGCCACGCCTCGAAGTTGGACGGGCCCCCGGGCTTGATCTCGTGAGCGATGACCTTGCGGGCGACGTCAACGACGGCGGCCGGGCTCGCGAAGCCGTACACCGGCAGCGTCGTCGGGTACCGGTTGGAACCGTCGTCGTTCAGGGCGGCGAACTCCCACGACGGGCCACGCTCGGGGCCGCCTTCCTCCAGGCCCGTGTGCCACTCCCAGGTGAGGATCAGCCCGTGCCGCCATCCGGGGGCCTCAAGGGTGATGACGGCGTTGAGGTAGCAGTACTGGCCGCGGGTCTCGGCGTCGGACGTCCAGTAGTCGGTGGCCTCCACCCCTGCGGTAGTGAGGGCGTCGGTCACGGCGGTCACGTAGGCGTCATGCGGAAGGGCGTTCATCGTGTACTCCGTTCGGGCTGAGGGTCTGGGGTGTGGGCGGCGGTGCGCCGGTAGCGGCGGTAGCGGCGGTAGCCGAGCGCGAGGACCGCGACGCACGCGGCGGCGTAGGCGGGCGGCGTAGGCGATCAGGGCGGCGGTCACGTCATGCACCACCCGGAGTCGCAGGCGCCGTCGCCCTCGTCGAACATGGGCAGCAGGTCGACGCCGTCCGGGATCGCCTCGCGGAGCGGCTTGTTGAACCGCGTGAGGTACACGTGGTCTTTGCCGAGTTCGTCACGCCGCCGATTGAGCAGCTCTTCGAGCTGGCACGACTTCTCGAAAAGCTCCGGCTCGTCACGCCGCTGGTCGTGCCAGGTCTCCGGCCGGTGGAACGGGCAGAAGAAGCACGACGACTTAGGCGGCACAGGCAGCCCCGCCTCGCGGATAATCCGCGCACAGTCGGTGCGGCGCAGCCCGAGGTCGAGCAGCGGGTAGGCGATGACCTCGTGTGGCTCGACGCGGCGGCTGTTCGCCCGGTGGATCTCGTCGACCGATATGCCGATGCCGATGACGGCCGGGTTGTCGGGGCTGGCGCCACGGCGCTTCAGCTCCCGCCCGATGGTCTTGATTTTGAAGTCGACCGTGCAGGACCGGGTACCGGGCGCCCCGTTGGACATGCGCACCGGGATAGGCAGCGACCGGGAGCCCTCACGGGTGAGGCGACCCCACAGGGTCTCCACACTGCCGTCCCGCTTCACGCGGTCGAGGACGACCAGTTCGATGCCGTGATCGGCGGCGAACGGGCGGGCGTACTCGTCGACGTACCGCAGCGTGGCGGGGTTCTCGGAGTCGTCCCCGACGTTGGCCATGAGGAACAGCGGGAAGTCGATGCGGCCCTGCGCGGCGAGCACGAGGAGCGCAGTGGACTGGACACCGCCGCCGAAGCTGACGGAACGAAGCGCGTTCACGACGCCACCTCCCCGCGCCGCGCCCGCACCTCGGCGATCGGCTGCGCCGCGGCGGCGACCTTCGCGTTCAGCGCGAGCCGCGCGTCGTAGGCGTCGAACGGCTCCGTCAGCCCGGCGTCCATGGACGCGGCGAAGTCGGCAGCGGCACGGCGCTTGGCGTTCACGGCCAGCGCGTCGGGCAGCAGCGCCTCCAGCCGCGCCAGGCGGGCGGTGAGGTCGGCGACCACCGCGGTCAGGTCGTCGTGCGCCGGGGCGGTCACGAGGCCGCCCCCGTCGGCTCGAAGCGCTCGATGTCCTCGCCGGTGAGCGCTTCCATCGCCATTGCGACGAGGTCGCGTGCGGCGTTGGCCGTGACTGCGTTGCCGAGGAGTTGGACGCAGGTGCGGTCGTCGTTGGGGGTGAGGATGTAGTCCGCCGGGAAGTCCATGAACGCCTGGTATTCGGCGACGGACAGCATCCGGAATCCGAGGTCGTCCACACTGTCCACGGGGCCGCCGTACAGAGCGGCGTGGCCTTCGACGGTGGTGACTGTGCTCAGCGGCTGCGCAGCGGGCCGGGCGTTGGAGTTGCTGAAGTACGGCAGCACCATGTCGGGTGCCATGACGACGCCGTGGTTCTTGCCGCCCGCGGTGACGGTGGCCAGCGGCTGCGTGACGTTCCGGTGCGAGGACGAGCCGCCGCGGAGTTCCACCATGTACGGGTGGACGGCGAGCCCGGTTTCGTTGCGGGTGGAGCAGGTACGCATCGGGGTGTCGATGCTCATGGGCTTCTTGCCGTCGCGGCCTTCGACGGGGACGAGGAACGGCTTGGCGAACTCGTCGAAGCCGGCACGGATGCGGCGCATCGTGTTGGGGGCGAGCGGGTCGAGTCCGGCGTCACCACGGTTCTTGATCGCAACGGCGGGCCGCTTCCAGTCGATGAGTTCGGCGGCGGCGCGGACGGGCACGGTCACGACGCTGTTGCGGCAAGCCGTCTGCGGGCAGCGCCACACGTACTGGTTGCGTGCGCCGTACTTGCCCCAGGGCTTGAGGGGATGGCACAGCTTGGTGGTCTTCCAGCCCTGGATGGCTCGCACCGGGCCGTGGGTGGCGCAGTGCGCCCAGGGCCGCAGCCACTTGTCGAAGTCGGGGGTGCGTCCGAGCGACTCGTGGGTGAAGAAGTCGTACTTGCGGTCGCGGGACTGGGCCGCGGGGTCGCCGAGGGCGGCGGCGTGCATGCTGTTGAGGTAGATGGCGCGGTGCCGGTAGCCCCACGCCTTCATGACGCCGAGCCAGGCGTCGTAGACGACGCCGCGGTTGTGCTTGGGGCCCCACCAGCGGGATTCGACGACGTTCTCGACGATGATGATCGGGTACTGGTGGGCTTCGGCGAAGCGGGGGACGTCCCACATGGTGGCGCGGGAGCGGATGGCGGCTTCGTCGGTGCCGTCGGGTGCGAACAGCCCGTCGTCCCACTCGCCGTGTTCGCGCCTGGTGCCCTTGGCGTTGGAGTGGTTGGTGCACTCGGGAGATGCCCACAGGATGTCGGTGCGAGGGTAGCGGCGGGGTTCGACTTGGGAGATGTCGGCGCAGTCGTGGTCGGTGTCGGGGTGGTTGGCCTGGTGGGTGTCGATGGCGTGCCGGGAGTGGTTGGCGGCCATCACGACCTTCATGCCGGGGATGCGGATGGCTCCTGTGCTGACGCCGCCAGCACCGCAGAACAGGTCGGTGAGCGTGCACGCGTGGTTGTCGTGGTGGTACATCACACGCCTCCCGCTGGCTCGTACCAGCGCCCATTGGCCGGCCCGTGCGCGACGAGCAGCCCGGCGCGGAGGAAGTCGTCGCGGTCACTCCGCGCGGTGGTGCCCTTCGGCGCCCCGAGCCCGCGGTTGACGGTCCGGATGTCGCCGGTGGTGACCGTCTTGCGGTCGCACAGCGCGGCCCACAGGCGGTGCTGGCGGGGGTTGAGGGCGTTCATCGGGACGCACCCCCGTCCCGGTCGGTGTAGAGGAACCGGAACAGGGCCTGCTGGAGGTCGACCATGTCGAAGGCGTTGTCCGGGCCGATCGGCGGGTACCCGTGCCGCTCAAGCACCTCGGCGACGTCGATCACGAGGCCGCGCGTGAACCGGGGGTCGTCGTCGGGCTCCGGCCGGATCGGGTAGTGGCGCTCGGTCATCACGCCACCTCCTGTACGGCTTGCTCGTCGTGTTCGCGGAGGGCGACGCGGACGGCGGTGACGCCGAGGGCGTAGCCCCACGCCTCCAGCTCGTCGGCCCGGCTGCGGGCATCGCGGGGCATGATCCGTTCGGTGATCTTCAGCGTCTTCAGGGAGCAGCCCGCGGCAGCGTCGATGACTGCCTGCCGGTGGCCTTCGCGGATCCGCGGGTACTCCTCCGGGTCACTGATGACCTTCGCGCGCCGCAGCGGGGCGAACGCGGGGTCGGACTCGGGGAGGTCCATCAGCCAGAAGCGGGCGATCATGAGTCCCCCTTCGGCGGCCGGGGGTAGCCCGGCGTGGGGTAGGCGGTGTCGCTGTCGGCGTCGAGGAAGGCGTGCATCTGGCTGAGGAACGCCGGCTTCTCGCCGGCGCGGGCGGCCTGCTTGTCGTGGAGGTCAGCGAGGACCGTCTCCAGCGGCACGTCGAGTGCGTCGATGCGGCGGGTCTGCGGGATGGCCATCACGACTCACCACCCGGGAACACCTCGGGGTGCGCGGCCTTCCAGTCGAGCCAGTTGCGCATCGGCTTGCCGCTACCGAGGGTGTGGGTGCGGTCCATGACCTGCTCCAGCGTCAGCGGGCCGCCGCTTGCCTCGTCCGGGTTCCGCTCGCGGATCGCCGGTGGCGGGGGGGACGAAGGTGGGCCCGTACTGCCACGACACCTGGCGGTAGCCCCAGTCGCCGGTGCCGTACTTGATGAACACCGTGGTGTTCCAGCCGGAGTCGACGTCCAGCGGTCGGCGGTCCATTTTCCGGGCGTAGCCCTCGTTACCGAACCAGTAGTGCCGGTGCTCCAGCAGGAACGACACCAGCATCTGCGACTCGGCGTCGGTGGGCCGCTCCATGCTGCCGAACGGCGGGCCCTTCAGGTGGTCGGGCCCGTCCGTGACGACGCCCAGGTACGCGGCGACGTAGAACCAGCGCGGGTTGAAGCTGCTGACGACCGGGATGCGGAGCTTCGTCAGCGGGTCGTGCTCGTCGGCGTCGACGCCGAACGGCCAGTCGGTGCTCATGCGTCGCTCCCTCGTCGGAGCCAGCGGAGGAGTGCGGCGATGGGCCGCGGGGGGCGCCGGGTGTCCAGCGCGTGGGCCAGGTCGGCTGCGGCAGCGTCGAGCAGCGGGGCGGGCGTGGCGTCGAGGGCGTCCATCAGGCACCGCCCTGCTCGTCGGCGCAGCGGAGGGAGGCGTCGACCATCCGGGAGTCGGAGTAGTGGTCGATCAGCAGCTCCCGCAGCGGGCCGCCGTCCGGCATCTCGTTCTCCAGGCGGCAGAGCTTGCGCAGCAGCTCCCTAAGGTGCGCCAGCTCGCCCGGGTACTCCTCGATGGAGGCGGCGTAGACCTTGGCCGACAGCTCGCCGATCTCGGCGAGGAGGGCAGCCGCGTCGCTGGAACGGACAGCGCCCGTCGCCTCGTACCGGGCCCGAATCTCCGTCAGTTGCTCGGGCGACAGCGGAAGCTCAGTCCATAGGTCGCGGGAGGTGCGGACCTCGGAGAGGAGCCGGGCCCGGCGGGGGTGGAGGTCAGCCACGGTCCCCACCCCCGTGGAGCACGTCGGCGAGGCGGGCGATGTCGTCCAGCAGCCCGGCGGGCATGGGGTCCCCGTAGCGGCGGTACTCCCGGTACGCGGCGAGCCTGGCGGTCAGTTCGGCCTTGACCGGCTGCCGGGCCTTCTCGTGCTCGTCGTGGACGGCGGCCTGCCAGTACACGTAGAACAGCTCGTCGCGGGCCTGACGCTGCTCCTCCTCGGTCAGCCGCTCCCAGGCGATCCGGCCGATGTCTTCACCGAACGCCTCGTCTACACCGTTCGCCTTGAGGTCGGTCTCGGACTCCTCCCACACGACCCGCCACAGCGGCGTGTGGTCCAGGTTCTCGGCGATCGCATCGAACTCCAGGTCACTCACCGGAACCACCGCCCGTCTGCTTCTGGTGCGGGCAGTCGGACGCGGGCTGCTTGCCGAAGCAGCGGCAGCAGCACCCCGGGTTCTGACACACCGGACACACCGGCGGCTTCGCCTCACCGCCCGTCTGGGCGGCGCGCGCCTCAGCGGCCATGGAGCGCACAGCGTCGGCGTCCTCGTCGCTGGTGATCCCGGCGGCCCGCAGCGTCGCGCACGGCCACAGTTCCCCGCCGCCGACGGTGTGCTCGCGGCTGCGGCACTCCGGCGGGTGCCCCTTGCAGAGCTTGGGGCGGCCACAGCAGCCGTGCGTGGGGTTCTCGGTCTTCGGGTGCAGGTCCAGCAGGGCCAGCCGCACACGCAGCAGCTCGTCCGCCGCCTCGTCCAGCACGGCGGCGCGGGAAGCGGCAGCCTCGGCGCGCAGGCGGTCGACCTCGCACCACGGGCACCCGCGGCTGTCGTCCGGCGCGCGGAGCCACGTCGGGTGGTCCGGGTCGTCGCACGAAGCCGAGACGCGGCCGTCTACGGCGCCAAGGTCCAGCGACCGGTACGCCGCCACCTCGGCACGCAGCGCGGGCACGTCCTCCGGGCCACCTTGAGCGGGGAGAGCGGCGAGGTTGTCAGGGCGGACAGCGCCACGGGCCACCTTGCTGGCGAGCACCCCGATCACGTCAGCCTGCTTCGCGTACTGCGGGCCGCGCGCCCGGTGCTCGCGCGCCTTCTTCACCAGCCAGGCGACGAACTCTTCCGTGAGGGTCGCCCGGATCTCCTCCAGCCGCTCCGGCTCGGGCTGGCGGGCGCTCACCGGGGACCACCCCGGAAGACACGCCGGATGCGCGCGGTCAGCTTGCGGTCGGCCTCGTCCTGCTGGGCCGTGCGGAAGTTCCTGGAGCTGTGGGCCGACGACCAACGCTGCGAACAGCGGGCGAAGTTGCGCTCGGCGGCGGCTCGATCAGGCTCGCCGTCAGCGGCGAGGAAGTCCGTGAGCGCGCGGTCGCCCTGGCCCGACGCGGCGTCCTTCCGGCGGACCTGCTCCAGCAGGAACCGGACCTGCGTGCGCAGGCGGTCGATCTCACACCAGGGGCAGGTGTGGGTGTCCTCGGAGTCGACAGCCCAGTCCGGGTGCACACCCTCCGGGCACTGCTGCGGGGTCAGGTCGTCGAGGGGTTCGGGTACGGGAGTTGCAGATGAGACCATGAGACTGGTCCACCTCTCTGTGATTCGGGATGCGGGTGGATCACGCGGCGTGAGCCGCAGTGGCCCCGGCTGCCGGTGTGTCAGAGCCCGGCGGTTGGGGCCGCATCGCCGCTCAAGCGGCGGAGGTGCGGCGGGGGCGCTTGAGGCCCGCGCGGCTCTTGCGGCCGGCCTGGTGGATCCGCTTCCGGTCGGCGGCACTGGTTACGATCCGGGCGCCCGGTGTGGATCTGATGCCGAGCTGCTTGATGCGCTGCCGGACGGTCGTGACGCTGATGTGGAGGACGTAGGCGGTCTCCTGGACCGTCATGTACTCCTGGTTGATGTCGGTGGGCGGTGTCGGTCGGCCGTACCTCTCGTACTTCGTGCCGGCCATGTCACTCCTTCGGGGAGTCGGTACTCGGTGGGGCGAGCAGTAGCTCGGTCTTTCCGGCTCCCAGTGCGGCCCTGAGTGCTGCGTACCTGCTGGGTCGCATCCGCCGGCGGGTGCCGTTTTCGAGGTGGCTCAGGTAGCGACGACTGATCCCGGCCTTCTCGGCAAGCTCCTCGGTGTCCAGTCCGAGGTCCATGCGCTTCTGCCGTATCGCGTCCCTGTCCACTTCGAAGAAGGGTTGGGGTCTGTGCATGGGTAGAAGCTAGCGGACTCTAGCGGCCATGTCTAGCGGTGGTTAGCAGGTAGTTTGGCGGGAGTTAGCGGAATGCAGCGGGCGAGTCACGCCAGGTGGGCTGATACGTTTAGGCCGAACCCAGGGGTGGACCTAGCTGGACCTAGCGGGTCCTGGCAGACTCTGTGACATGAGCACCCCCCGCGACCTGGACCGGCTGGCAAGAGCAGTGAAGACACGCCGCCTCGAACTAGGCCTCGGCGTCGAGCCGGCGGCACGCAAAGCAGGCATCAGCAAGGACACGTGGAAGAAAGTCGAGCCGGCCGACTACCCCGACACAGCCCCCCGCTCGGTCTGGGACCGCAGTTACGCGAAGATCGATCGCGCACTCGGGTGGGAGATCGGTAGCTGCACCGCCATCGCCGAGGGCGGCGAGCCCACGAAGGTGCGGCAGCCCGCAGCAGCTAGGCCCGCGCCCAGCAGTCCGGCACAGGAACCCGTCTTCCGTGACCCCCGCTACCAGGCGATCATCGATTCCTCGCTGCCTTACGAGGAGAAGGAGCGGATGATCCGCGACCTCGTGGAGGCCGATCTCCGCCGCGCCCGCGACTCCGAGCTACCCGGAGAGCGTGACGCCGGGTAA